AATGGCTTTAAAAATCCAAGGAAATGTCGTTCTTGATTATGATGGTGCTGGTTATTCCAGCACCAATATTGCCGTTGGTGCTGATGCTTTAGAGAATAATACGACAGGACAATATAATACTGCTGTTGGTGCCCTTTCCTTATTTTCAAATACAATAGGAATCCATAACACTGCTGTTGGCTTGAGAGCACTGTATTTAAATACAACAGGAATACAAAATGCTTCTGTTGGTTCAGATTCACTACGATCAAACACGATAGGTATTGAAAACACGGCTCTTGGTTATCAAGCATTATATTCAAACACAACAGGAAGTTATAATACGGCTGTTGGTCGTACAGCACTATTTTCAAATACAACAGGCACTAGAAATACTGCTATTGGTCGTTCTGCATTTTTTACAAATACAATTGGCCAATACAATACTGCTGTTGGTATGTTTGCCTTATATTCAAATACAACCGCAGATAGCAATACTGCTGTTGGATATCGGGCACTATATTTAAATACAATAGGAATCCAAAACACTGCTGTTGGGTTTGATTCTTTATATTCAAACACAACAGGAACCAATAACACTGCTGTTGGTACGAATGCACTATATTCAAATACAATAGGAACCAGTCTTACTGCTGTTGGGGTTGCTGCACTATATTCAAATACTACAGGATTTGAAAATACTGCCCTTGGTCGTTCGGCATTATATTATAATACAACAGGAGTCCGCAATACTGCTGTTGGTATGCTTGCATTACAAACAAATACAGAAGGAATCGACAATACTGCTGTTGGTTGGAGAGCACTATATTTAAATACAACAGGAAATTACAATGTTGCTGTTGGTATGAGTGCATTATATTCAAATACAACAGGAGTCCAAAATACTGCTGTTGGTGTTAATGCACTATATTTAAATACAATAGGAGCATATAATACTGCTGTTGGTGTTAATGCACTAAGATCAAATACAACAGGACAATACAATACTGCTGTTGGTGTGAGTGTACTATACTCAAACACAACGGGAACCCAAAATACTGCTGTTAGTTATCAGGCATTATATTATAATACAATAGGAAACTATAATACTGCTGTTGGGAATGCTGCACTATTTTCAAATACAACAGGAAATTATAATACTGCTGTTGGTTTTAACGCTCTCTATCAAAATATAATAGGGCAATACAATACTGCTGTTGGATATGAATCCTTACGATTTAACACGGCAGATAATAACACTTCTGTTGGATATCAATCACTATATTCAAATACAACTGGATATGAAAGTGTTGCTATTGGATCATATGCATTATATTCAAATACAACTGGTATAAGAAGCATCGCAGTTGGATGGGGTGCATTGAGGTTTTCTACTGGAGCCGGAGAAAATATTGCTCTCGGTTATGCTACACTTTATAATACAACAACTGGCAATTTCAATGTTGTTGTAGGTAACGCTGCTGGATATGATAATACTTATGGATCGGTTAACACATTTCTTGGGCATAATACTGGTCGTGGAATAACAACTGGCAATTATAATACAATTGTAGGATCAAATGTAACGGGTCTTACATCTTCTCTATCTAACCATGTGATTATTGCTGATGGCCAAGGTAATCGAAGAATAGTTGCTGATTCCTCCGGCAATGTTGGTATTGGCACATCCACTCCTTCTGGAAAATTACACATAGCAGGCACTAGTGCAGAATATGTTTTCACATCAAATAGCACCTCTTTTTATAATACAACTTTTAATATGGACAATACTGGTCTAGATATAGGCCATAGTTCTGCATCAAGAAGCATAAACTTCTTGACAGCAAGCACCGATAGAATGACCATAACCGGAGATGGTAGGATTGGTGTTAATATTACTTCTCCATCTGTTTCTTATAGATTTCATGTTGTTGGAGATACTATTGGTGGGGTACTTGCCTCATCGTCTAGCGGTATTGGGCTTTATGGCAGTTCTGATTCTAATTATGGTGTTAGAGGCGTGTCATCAACTACAACCGCTGTATATGGATCGTCCACCAGTGGCATAGGAACATATGGATTCTCAACAAATAGTTATGGTGTATATGGTCAGACCGATAGCACTGAAGCGGGTGTTTATGGAAGAACTAATGCAAGTGCAGGGTCTGGTGTGTATGCTTACAATTCCGTTTCTAATAAATATTGCCGTCTAGCATATTCTACCACATATGGAGTTTATACTACAGGAGACATATATACATCTGGTGCATTGTCAAAAGGATCAGGTTCATTCAAGATTTCTCATCCGCTTCCTGAACTTTCAGAAACACACAATCTCGTTCATTCATTCGTTGAAGCACCAACAGCAGATAACATCTATCGTGGCAAAGTGCAACTAGAAAATGGTCAAGCAACAGTCAATATAGACACTCATGTTGGTATGACCGAAGGAACTTTCTCTGCACTAAATGGAAACATTCAAGTATTCCTACAAAATGATTCAGGTTGGGATTTGGTTCGTGGATCAGTTTCCGACAACATTTTGACAATTATCTCACAGAACCAATCTTCAACAGACACAATTTCTTGGATGGTCATTGGTGAAAGACAAGATCAACACATTCTTGATACACAATGGACTGACGAATTTGGCAGACCAATACTTGAACCATTGAAAGAACCAGAACCAGAACCAGATATTTCATTACCGGAGGTTTTAGATGAAAACGGCTAAATATGCAAATGAACAAAACACTAAAATCATATTGACATATAGTGGAAAATCAACTGAAGTTCCGGTTAATGTTAATAATGCAGTATATAATAAAATTATAAGTGATGGTATTGAAATTGGACCTTATGAACCAGTTGTCACATCAACTATTCCAATTTCAATAACTCGTCGTCAATGTGCAATCGAATTAAGAGAAAGAGGGCTAATAACAGACCAAGAAGCATTAAATATGACAAAATATGGCGATATCCCTTCTATAGTAGAACAGGTATTTGCTCAAATGAGTGCTGATGATAGAATCAAAGCAGAAACAGATTTTGCAGCAAATACTTATATGAGAAGCAATCCACTGTTGATTTTTATCATGACTCAAGCAGGTAGTTCAGAGGAAGAAATTGATCAATTCTTCAAAGATGCTTCAGAAAGGTAATACATGGCTATACCTACCACTAGGCAACAACATATAGACTGGTGTCTTCGTCAACTTGGTCATCCTGTATTAGAAATTAATGTGGATGATGACCAAGTTGATGATGCTGTAGATGCTGCATTACAATACTTTCAGGACTTTCATTTTGATGCTGTTGAAAGATGGTATCTCAAGCATCAAGTCACGGCTGAGGATAAGACTAATCAATATATTCCTATTACAGACAACATTATTGGTGTAACTAGAATATTTCCAGTAGGATCAACAAATGCATCTGTAAATATGTTCGATCTAAGATACCAACTTAGATTACACGAACTATATGACTTCACTTCAACATCATATGTGAATTATGTCCTAACTCAGCAACACATCAGAACACTTGATATGTTGTTCTCCGGTGAGATTCCAATTAGATTTAACAGACATTCCAATAAGTTATATTTGGATTGGGACTGGAATAATGACATTGAAGCCGGTGAATATATTATCATTGAAGGGTATATTATCCTAGATCCAAATAATTACACCGATGTTTGGAACGATAGACTACTAAAAAGACTGACCACTGCATATATCAAAAGACAGTGGGGAAACAATATGAAGAAGTTTCAGGGTATGCAGTTACCCGGTGGAATCCAGATGAATGGACAACAGATTTTCAATGAGGCAATTCAAGAAATTCAAGAGATTGAGCAATTGATTCGTGATACTCATGAAGAACCACCACAATTTTATCTAGGGTGACACACTCGTTTTATATAAATATAATCATAACCATTGTCATAGGAGGTTATGATGGAAAAAGAAGGTTTTATTTATATCTGGTTTGATAAGAAGCGTAAGATGTACTATATTGGTTGCCATTGGGGAACATTAAATGACGGTTATATTTGTTCTTCTAATAGAATGCGTGATGCTTATCGTAGAAGACCTAATGACTTCAAAAGAAGAATCTTGAGCAAAAATATAGAAAAACATAATCTACTATCAGAAGAACATAAATGGTTGTCTTTGATATCAGAAGAAGAATTAGGTAAAAAATACTATAATTTATATACAACCAATACTTCACTAAAACTCGCTTGGGCGGCAAATAAAGGTAGAAAACAACCTGAAGAAGAAAAGGCTAAAAGGGTCAAATCTAACACAGGCAAGAAAAGAACAGAGGAAACCAAACAAAAAATACGAGAATCTTGGTCCGATGAACGAAGAAATAAGGCAAGTGATTTGATTTCTGGAAAAAACAATTATTTCTATGGTAAAAAACTTACTGGTGATAAAAATGGTTTTTATGGAAAGAAGCACGACCCTGAACTCAAAAAGAAAATGAACGCCAAAACAAGTGCTACAATGAAAGGCAAACCACCAAATAATGCTGAGTGGATGAGAGGAACTTTCTGGTGGAACAATGGAAAGATAAATAAAAGAAGTAAAGATTGTCCTGGTAAGGATTGGACAAAAGGAAAAGTAAAAGGATAATCAATTGGCGGTTTCTCATTATTTTCACAACTACGCAGCAACAAAGATTAATGAAATCAGACTCTATGAGGATGTTCTTGTAGAGTCTATCAAGATTATGGGACACGATGTTTTTTATCTACCAAGAGAAGATTTTGATGAAAACGATCCTATCTTTGGTGAAAACATTCACTCAAGATTTGAGCGTGCTTATCAAATGGAAATGTATCTGGCGAATGTTGAAGGTTGGGAAGGTGATGGTGATTTCTTCTCCAAGTTTGGACTTGAGATTCGTGATAACACAAACATCATTTTAGCCAAAAGAACTTTTGATAAGTATATGCCAACAACAGTAACTAAAAGACCAAGAGAAGGTGATCTTCTCTTTGTTCCTGTTATGAATAAAATATTTGAAATCAAGTATGTTGAAGAAGAGCTACTATTCTTCACCAGAGGATATCCATATCCATATATCTACGAATTAAGATGTGAAGCCTTCCGTTATGCCAATGAGACAATTGCTACTGGTGTTGAAAGAATAGATGAGATCGAAAAGCAGTCATCATATAACATTGAACTTGTTGTTAATGGTGAAGGTGATTATCACATAGATGAAATCGTGTATCAAGGTGCAAATCTTGCTTATGCAGTCTCCGAAGCCAAAGTTTCCGATTGGAATGGTATAGACAATAAACTGTATCTATACGCAACAAATGGAACCTTTGAAGCATCAAAAGGTAATGTTATAGGCGTATCATCAAATACATCTATGTCTATTAGTACCGTTGATACTATGGGAGATCATGTATATTATGATCTATTCAATAACAAAGACATTCAATCTGAAGCCAATAATTATATTGACTTGAGTGAGCGAAATCCATTTGGCGAACCTTGAAACGGCCGGTTTTATAAGTAACACCAATTACAGGAGTCTGTGTCACGTTAAGTAACGCACATTTTTATTACAAACTACTTAGAAAATATGTAATCATCATGGGTAATATGTTTGATAACATTACCCTTGTTAGATACGACGCTTCTGATGTAGAAACCAAGAGAATTAAAGTTCCTTTGATATATGGTCCCAAAGATAAGTTTGTAACCAGAATTGAAACTGATCCAGACCTCTTAAAAGATGTTGGATTGATACTACCAAGAATGTCATTTGAACTGACTAATTTCTCATATGATGCTTCTAGGAAACAGAACTCTCTACTAAGAGTTGCTAAAGGTGATAATGCATCAAGAGTATCATCAGGTTATATGGGCGTTCCATATGATTTCAACTTTGAACTGAATATCTATGCCAAGACAATTGATGATGGTAATCATATCATGGAGCAGATATTACCATACTTCAATCCAGATTATACAGTTACTATTACACCAGTTGCCGAACTTGGTTTTCTCAAAGATATACCAATCATATTGAATAATGTGACACAGAACATTCAGTATGAGGGTAATTATGATTCTGTAAGATATGTATATTTTACGCTGACTTTTACACTCAAGGGATATTTCTTTGGACCAATTTCTACACCAAAGATTATTCGCAAAGCAATTGCCAATATCTTTAATGACCCATCACTTGTTCGTGGTAATGTGATTAGAATGAACCTTGCTAATACTGGCAACGGTATGTTTAAGACAGGTGATATAATCTATCAAGGTAATACATATGAAACTGCAACGGCATACGGCTTTGTGAATGAATGGAGCAATACTAACTATAGACTTGTTGTTGGTGGTGCTCAAGGAAATTTCAATGTGAATAATACAATTCGTGCAGTAACTACGAATGCTAATTATGTGATAGCATCATTTGACGCTACACCACTAAAACTTGTCAAGATTACTGTAGAGCCCGATCCAATTGATGCTGAACCAGAAGATGATTATGGATACTCTACAACAATTGAAGAATATCCAAATATAGCGAGTGATGAATAATGAATAAAAAATTAACAGATGCCTTGGGTATTGAACCAGTAGCACCAAAGCAGGAAATACTTGAACCTGTGCGACAGGAAATACTTGAACCTACACAGACAAATGATGCTGAAGCAGATTACAACTTAGCCAGACAAACTTTTAGAAACTTAATTCAACAAGGTAATCTGGCAATGGAAGATATGAAGGAGTTGGCAAGACAGAGTGAAAGTCCTCGGGCATACGAAGTATTTGCGACAATGATGAAAACAATTTCAGAAACAACCAAAGATTTATATGCTCTACAAAAGACTACCAAAGAATTAAAAGAAGTGAGTAATAAGACACCTCAAGGTGATATTACAGTAGAAAAGGCAGTCTTCTGCGGAACTACTGCCGACTTATTGAAAATGATAAAGTCGAAAGAAGATAAATAAAATATGGCCCGCGAGATTGCCGTCTCCGACCATTCTAACACCTATACTGGAGGTATCAGCATGATTATTTATCAATCAACATTAGAATATTATGTATATGCTTATATTAGAGAAGACTATACACCATATTATATAGGTAAAGGTAAAGGCAAGCGAGCATGGTCTAGTCATAATTCTCAAAAAATAAGAAGACCGAAAAATAAAAATCACATTATTATCGTTGAGGAAAATTTAACTGAAATAGGAGCATTAGCACTAGAGAGAAGGTTGATACGATGGTATGGGCGTAAAGATAATGGAACAGGTATTTTAAGAAATAGAACTGATGGTGGCGACGGGATATCTGGATTTAAATTTAATGAAAATCAGTTGAAAAAAATAAGCGATGGGCACAAAGGACAGATTCCTTGGAACAAGGGAAAGAAAGGTCTTCAAATAGCATGGAACAAAGGCAAAAAATATTCTGAAGATACTAAGAAAAAAATATCAGAGAGTAAAAGAAATCCCAGTATAGAAACAAGAAGAAAACTCTCAGAGGCAAACTTAGGCAAAAAATATTCTAAAGAAGTAAATTCGAAAAAAGGAAATTATTTTAGAGGAAAATTAAGACCCGAACATTCGGAAAAAATGAGAGAATATTGGAAGAAAATCAAGGAAGAAAAATGAAAACATTCAAGCAATACTTAGAAGAAGCAGGTAAAGGCCCACCAAAATATATGAAAGTTAAATCAGGTTCTGGTACACATGCCGTAGTAAGACCAAACGGGACAGAAGTAAGTTATGTTCATAATCCCAAACCAACTGAAGTGAAAAAAAGTGGAAAAGTTGAGGTAGGTAATGAAGAAGATACTGAAAACATAGAAAATTTGAAATCTAAGAGAGGTGAAATAACAAGACATTCTGCATGGATTCATCCAAACGGAGTTGTCGTATTCAAGGGCGAAAAAATATCTCATGGTGGAATAAGAAAATTGATTAACGACCAGAAACCCGAGCATTCTATACCTGAAGATGCTATTCCTGCCACAATTCATAAGCCACCAAGTAATGAATCCCATAAACCTACGGTAATAACACCGCATAGAGAAATTAGTAATGATGAGAAAAGAATGATATTGGACCATCCTCATCTAAAAATATTTGGAAATTTTGATGTGAAAAAGGAAGATTAATGAAATCATTCAAAGAGTTTCTAAACAAACCAGTATCTTCGGTTGATGAATTAGCCAAGAAACATAATGTTGATGTAAAACAAATCAAAAAGCAGCTTGAAATGGGAATTAAGGTAGAAGGAGAACATTCTACCAATGAAAAGGTTGCTCGTAGAATTGCCCTTGCTCATATCGGTGAAGACCCTAAGTATTATAATAAACTAAATACTATAGAACGTAAAAAATAAAGGTAAAAAATGACAAAAGAAATTATCAACATAGGCACAATTGCTAATGATGGCACTGGTGATCCTTTAAGAACAAGTTTCACAAAAATAAATAGTAACTTTAGTGAATTGTTTGCTAATGGTGATAATGTTGCAGCAGTTTCTTCCTCAGCATATGATAAAGCCAATGCTGCTAATTTGTTAGCATATAATACTGGTGCTGGTGCTAATAGTTACCTATTATCAGTTATAGAAGGTGCTAATACAGCAGTAGGAACTGGTGCTAATAGTTACCTATTATCAGTTATAGAAGGTGCTAATACAGCAGTAGGAACTGGTGCTAATTCATTTGCTTCTGCTACTATTGCTGGTGCTAATGTAATTTCAATTGCTGCATTCAATAAAGCAAATTCTGGTTTTGGAATTATTAATATTGATGATTATGGTGCTATTGGAGATAATTCAACAAATAACACAACTATTATACAAAATGCAATAAATGATGCTATTTCAAACAACAAAAATTTATATATTCCATCGGGAATATTCCTAGTGTCTTCATTAAATATTAATGGAAGTCTGCAAATATTAGGAACATCAAGAGAAAAATCAATAATCAAGGCTATAGATAATCTTGCAATATCCAATAAATTGATTAATATTACTGGTACTGCAACAAAAGTCAAATTCGATAATATTGGTTTTGATGGCAACGAACAGAATCAAGTTGCCAATACGCAACTTGATTCTATATATATCACAGCAACAGGTGTCTCAAACAGTAATGCAGCACATATTATAGTAGATAATTGTCTTTTTGTAAATTCTGGACATCATGCAATATATTATAATTCTAACGCAACATCAAATGTATCTAATACTAAAGAAATATTATTTGTAACAAAGTCTAAATTTGTTGATGGAAGAGATAGTTTCGAATATTCATCTAATGATTATAGTGCTGGCGATATTCTCATAGGAAATCAATTAGACGCATGTATAGAAAATAATGATTTTACAAACACATATCCACCCTCCGCAACATCTAATGGTAGATATGCTATTGCAAGTTTAGCATCCCAAACCAATACAGTATATCCAGCACAAGTTCAAGTATTAAATAATAGATTTGAATATAGAGGATGTGGTGTAACACAAGGTATTGGAGCCATCGATCTTTATATGTGGACAGATAATTCCATTATTACTGGTAATATTATAAAAAATTCTAAATGGGTAGCAATTAAAAATAAACAACACGGAAAAAATTTAATAATTTCTGAGAATATCATAGATGGTAAATCATATGTGTATAGAGGATATAGTGAAAATGATGTACTAGCGGCAATATCCATTAATGGTGCCATATATCCAAGCGGGACTACAGATTATGCAGAAGGGTCTATTATAGTATGTGACAATATAATATCTAATTTAAATAATGCAAATGTGGGTATAGCAGTTGATGGTTCAAAATCTGGATATGTAGGATCAGTATATGCTAGACCCGTTGAGATTAGAGGTAATTATATTCATAATTGCGATTCTATAGAAAAACATATAGAAATATCATATTGTGAAGATGCAAATATTATAGATAATAGATTAATTGGAGGCGAATTAGGAATTTCAGTTGTTGGCAGTAACGGGTTCTGTAAAATACAAAACAATTCTTTACAAAATCAAACAAACTATTCTATGTATATTGATAATAATAAAACCACAAATGATATAACATCGTTAGATGTGATGATAACCAATAATATGATAGCGAATAACAAAGGCACATATTCTATCTATAGCGAAGGTAGAACTATTAATATTAATGGAAATATCTTTAAGGATGTTGTAAGAGGTGTGCAAATTGGTAATTCAGCCGGACTAGCAAATACTGCATATATTACTAATAATATGTTATATGGAGTTTCTTCATCTCCATCAGTAGGATTTAGTGTATGTGGTGGAATGCAAACATTGGTTGCTGTAGGCAATGCCGGTCTAGCTTCAAATGGAACTCCTATAACATATACTGTTTTGGAAAATTCTCCAGCGGCTACAAATAGAGTCGTGGCAAATAATCTATAAGGTAAATAACAAAATTAATGGCTAATTTTGGGTATCAAAACAATCCAAATCTTCCCAGACACGATTATCAGCACAATTTTACTCAGCATGAAGTTGATGAGTTCATAAAATGTGCTAATGATCCCGTATATTTTGCTGTCAATTATATGATGATTGTTAACGTGGATAAAGGTCTCATGCACTTTGATATGTGGGACTTTCAACAGGATATGCTTAACACATTCCATAATAACAGATTCTCTATTTGTAAATTACCTCGTCAGGTTGGTAAAGGTATTGATATTAATGAAGATATCCTTACTGATACTGGATTTGTCAAGTTTGGAAATCTTTCTGTTGGCGATAAGATATATGGTCCAGACGGAAAATTGACAACAGTAAAACTAGTAACGCCAATAAAAAATCTAAAGTGTTACGATGTTCAATTTGATGATGGAACAACAATAACTTGTGATGAAGATCATCTATGGGAAGTTTGCTCTTCCGATTGGAAACACAAGTCTAAAACTTTAGGTATGCCCGACCTAATCAAAACACTATCAGAAAAAAAAGAAAATAGTAGTGGCCTATATGTTAAGTTAAATGAGTGTTTAGATTTTCCAGAAAAACAGTTGCCAATCGATCCATATGTTTTGGGTGTCTGGTTAGGTGATGGCAACAAAAGTGATGGTAGAATTACTTGCCATATTGACGATTATCAGCACTATAAATCAAACATACCAAATATATCAAATTTTAGGCCATATAAAGAAAATGTAAATGTTGGCAACTTCAATATTGAAGGCTTACATAAAAGTCTGCGTGAAAATGGCCTAAAAGGTAATAAACATATACCAGACATTTACAAGTTTTCGGCAAGACATCAAAGAATAGAAATTATTCAAGGATTAATGGACACTGATGGTTACATCACAAACAGTGGAAAAATGGAGTTCTGTCAAAAAGATGAAAACATTGTTGACGACTTCATCTTTATTCTTAGGTCTTTGGGTGTAAAAACTCGTAAAAGACCTAAGTCTGTAAAAGGGAATTTATATTTTATAGTTAGATTTGCCACAGACTTATTCAACTGCTTTAGATTACCACGTAAATTATCCAGACAATCCACTCATAATTATAAAGAAAAAAACAAAAGACTATATATCAAAAAAATTGTAGAGACAGAATCCATTCCAACAAAATGTATACAAGTTGACAATGAGAGTCACTTATTTCTAATTGGAAAAAATCTAATTCCTACACACAATACTACAACATCTGTCGCGTATATACTACACTATATTCTATTCAATGAAAATGTAAATGTTGCTATACTTGCCAACAAATCTTCTACTGCCCGTGAAATTATGAGTAGACTTCAACTTGCTTTTGAATATCTACCGTTCTTTCTTAAGCAGGGTGTTATTGAGTGGAATAAAGGTTCAATAGAATTGGCTAATGGATCAAAAGCATTAGCAGACTCAACTTCAGGTTCTTCTGTACGTGGTCGTGCTTTCAATATGATATTCCTTGACGAGTTTGCATTCGTTCCCAATAACATTGCCGAAGCATTCTTTATGTCAACATACCCAACCATTTCATCTGGTAACACAACCAAAGTTATCATAGTGTCTACTCCAAATGGTATGAATCTATTCTATAAAATGTGGACTGAAGCAGTCGAAGAAAAAAGTCTTTATAAACCAATTGAAATTCACTGGTCTATGGTTCCTGGTCGTGATGAGAAGTGGAAAGAAACAACCATTCGTAACACATCACCAGATCAATTCCGTCAAGAATTTGAATGTGAATTTATTGGTTCAACGAACACACTAATACATCCAGTCAAACTTCGTTCACTTGTATGGCATGAACCTATTCGTAAAGATATGAATGATTGTTTACATATTTACAAAGAACCTATTCCTAATCATACATACACAATGACCGTTGATGTTGCAGAAGGTCTAAACCAAGACTATTCAACATTTTCAATTATAGATGTTACAGAGTTTCCATACAGACAAGTTGCGAAATATAAGAATAATAAGATAACACCATTATTGTTTCCAACTGTAATTCTTCAAGCAGCAAAAATGTATAATGATGCATTTGTTCTTGTAGAAATAAATTCTATTGGATTACAGGTATCCGATATTCTTCATCATGAACTAGCATATGATAATCTAATCAAGATTGAAACAAAAGGTAAGCATGGTCAACAACATACTCCCGGATTCAAAAAGAAGATTGCATATGGTCTCAAGACCAATAAACAAACCAAGATGATTGGTTGTGCTAATATAAAGACATTGATTGAATCTGATAAGTTAATTATCAATGACTATGATACTATTCAAGAACTAATGACATTCTCTGCTGATAAACAAACATTCAAAGCAGAAGAAGGTAATAATGATGATTTGGCAATGACACTGGTACACTTTGGTTGGTTAACAGGTCAAAGATACTTTAAGGAAAATATTAATAATGATATTAGAAGTGCATTGCAACAAGAACAGATGAATATCATGGATCAAGACTTAGTTCCATTTGGCATCATTGATAATGGAGTTGATGAGTTTGATGATCCTGAAGCAGATGCAAAGGAGAAGTGGATAGTCAGTAAAGGCAATAGATTCGTATTTGATAACACTGATTGGGAAGTGTTAAGTAATAGATATAAACTATAATTCATTGAAGGGCTGACATAGCCATTATATAGTGCTTGTCAAGGTTGTCAAGTGAAAAACGTCATTTTTCTAAATAATATAAGACAATAATAAACAACCCTTCCAAAAAGGAGTATAAAAAGATGGCATTTTTTCTTTCACCTGGAGTCAATGTTTCTGAAATTGACTTGACAACAATCGTACCTGCCGTTGGTACTACTGAAGGTGCTTATGCTGGTAATTTCGTATGGGGTCCAATGGACACGATTGTGAACATTTCTAACGAAGTTGAACTTGTCAATACTTTTGGCAGACCAGATGCAAACACTTTTAGATCATTCTTCACCTGTGCAAACTTCCTCTCTTATGCTAGAAATTTGAGAGTCGTTCGTGCATCAAATACAGGTTCACGTAATGCAACATCAAATGGTTCTGGTATTCTTATCAAGAATAGAAATGATTATGAAATCAATTACTTAGGTATTCCTGCTGCTGCAAATTCATTAGGTATGTTTGCTGCAAGATATCCTGGCACATTAGGAAACTCACTTAAAGTTTCTCTCTGGGCATCAGCAAATTCTACAGCATATGCTGGATGGGAATATGCTGAACAGTTTGACGGTCCTACCGGAACATCCACATATGTATCAAATGTAGGTGGTGCAAATGACGAAATGCATATAATCGTCCTTGATGAAGGTGGTAGATTTACGGGCCTTGCTAATTCTGTATTAGAAAAATTTCAATATGTATCTAAGGCATCAGATTCTGTAAATGATGATGGGTCTTCAAATTATTATGTTAACGTAATTAATGATCGTTCAAGATACATCTATATTCTAAATCATGCACTCAATGAAGCAGATGCTACAGAAGAAACTGCAACTTGGGGCCTTCCTGCATCTGGAACAGAATTTGAAGAGGACAGCACATCATACACATCTTCACTTTCAGATGGCACTGTGCAAAATCCAACTGATGGTGATATTACCCTAGCATACGACAAATTTGTCAATGCAGAAGAAGTTGACGTATCTCTTATTCTAACTGGTGCACATTCTCAAACTGTATCTGAATATGTCGTAGATAATGTTGCTGAAGTTAGAAAAGACTGTGTTGTATTCGTTTCTCCAGATTATAACGATGTTGTTAATAATGCCGGAGACGAAGTGACAGATATGATTGATAAAAGAAATCTATACAATTCATCTTCATACGCAGTTATGGACGGAAACTGGAAATATCAGTTTGACAAATATAACAATGTATATCGTTGGGTTCCTCTCAATGGTGATATTGCCGGTCTATGTGTAAGAACAGATTTTGAGCGTGATCCTTGGTTCTCACCAGCAGGTTTCAATCGTGGTCAAATCAAAAATGTCGTCAAACTTGCTTGGAATCCAACTAAAGCAAATAGAGACGATATGTATAAGAATGGCATCAATCCTGTTCTATCTTTCCCAGGTGAAGGTGTTGTTCTATTTGGTGACAAAACAATGCTTGCAAAACCATCTGCATTTGACAGAATTAACGTCCGCAGATTGTTCATTGTTCTTGAAAAGGCAATTGCTCGTGCTGCAAGATACTCACTCTTTGAGTTCAACGATGAATTTACAAGAGCACAGTTCGTAGCACTAGTTGAACCATTCCTACGAGATGTTCAGGGTCGTAGAGGTATCTTCGATTTCCGTGTAGTATGCGATACTACAAATAATACTCCTGAAGTTATCGACCGTAATGAATTTGTTGGCGATATCTACATCAAACCAGCAAGATCAATCAACTTTATCCAGTTGAACTTCGTAGCAGTGCGTACTGGTGTTGCGTTCGAAGAAGTTGTCGGTAGATTTTAATTCTTAATATAAATAAAATATAAAAATAAGGAGTAGTTAAAAAATGGCATTTAATATAAATCAATTTAGATCACAAATGTTGTACGATGGGGCAAGACCCAATCTATTTGAATGCACGCTCACATTCCCAACTGGTGTTAGTGTACCAGATGGTGCTGGCCGCAAACTAACATTTATGGCAAGAGCAGCACAGCTTCCAGGCTCTACTGTAAATCAAATCTCTCAGTTTTATTTTGGTAGGGAGTTGAAATTTTCTGGCAATAGAACTTTTCCTGAATGGACAATCACAATTATCAATGATGAAGATTTTATTGTCCGTAAAGCATTTGAAATATGGTTAAATGGATTAAATTCCCATGCCGGAAATTTAAGAAATGCAAATTTTGAAAATCCAAGAAGCTATCAGAGACCAGCAACTGTTACACAGTTTGGTAAAACTGGAGACCCTATCAAAGCATATAGATTCGTAGGAATGTTTCCAATAGATATATCCCCAATTGAACTTGATTGGGGTGCTAATGATGCCATTGAAGAATATGCTGTCACACTAGCATATCAATGGTGGGAATCTGATACAACAGATAGTGCCTCTAGTAACACAGCCACCACAGGCACAACAGTAGTGGCTAGAATAGACTAATATATAAAGTAGGGTGGAGAAATCCACCCTACATTTTCAAGGAGAAATATTTAATGGCCGTGACATTATTCGGGTTCGAGATATCCCGAAAACCAAATAAACAGCATAATCAGGATGAGCAAAATAAAACATTTGCCTTGCCTCAGAATGATGATGGTGCAGTCACCATTCAATCTGGGTCGTATTATGGCACATATGTTGATCTTGATGGTGTTGTTCGTAATGAAATTGAACTGATCACCAGATATCGTGAAATGTCTATGCAGCCAGAATTAGAAACTGCTATTGATGAAATTGTCAATGAAGCAGTTGTAATTGAAGACTCAGGACACTCGGTAGAAATCAATGTTGATGATCTAGAAATCTCCGACGCAATCAAGAAAAAGATGCGTGACGAATTTGAGTATGTTCAGAAACTCTTGAACTTTGGTAACATGGGACATGATATTTTCAGAAGATGGTATATTGATGGTAGAATGTTCTATCATGTTGTCATTGATGAATCATCACCAGCCAAAGGCATTCAAGAAATTAGATATATTGATCCACGAAGAATCCGAAAGATTCGTGAGATTCAAAAGACCAAAGACCCAAAAACGGGCATGGAAATCATCAAAAAGCAGAATGAATACTATCTTTATAATGAAAGAGGTGTAATCGGTGCACATTCTAACCTAGGCACCAAAATTTCAACAGATGCTATCGTAAATGTCAATTCTGGTTTGATGGATTCTAAGAGAGCAATGGTTCTCTCATATCTACATAAAGCAATCAAGCCACTCAATCAGTTGAGAATGATTGAAGATGCTACAGTAATTTACAGATTATCAAGAGCACCAGAACGCAGAATATTCTATGTTGATGTTGGTAACATGCCAACGATCAAAGCAGAACAATATCTTCGTGATATCATGGTCAAGTATAGAAACAAACTTGTATATGATTCTAGCACTGGTGAAATTAAAGATGATAGAAAACATCTTTCTATGCTTGAAGATTTTTGGCTACCAAGACGTGAAGGTAGCAAAGGAACAGAAATCACAACACTTCCCGGTGGGCAAAATTTAGGCCAGATGGAAGACGTTCAGTATTTTGAAAAGAAGTTATACAAATCACTCGGCGTTCCAATCTCAAGATTGGAAGCACAGCAAGGATTTTCTCTCGGCAGAACAACAGAGATCACCAGAGATGAATTGAAATTTACAAAGTTCGTTCAAAGGCTAAGGAATAAATTCTCTACACTATTTGACGATTTGATGAGAGTCCAACTTGTTCTAAAAAGAGTTTGTACTGAAGAAGAATGGAAAGAGTTCAAAGAAAAAGTTTGGTATGACTTCAAGAAAGACAATAACTTTACTGAACTTAAAGAATCTGAACTTCTTGGAACAAGACTTCAAACTCTACAGATGATTGATCCATATGTAGGAAAATACTATTCATTAGAATGGGTTAGAAGAAATGTTCTGTATCAAACAGATGATGAGATTGAAGAAATCAATATTCAAATGCAGCAAGAGGCTGAAATTCAGGCTCAGCAACAGCAAGAGCAACAAGCACAATTGGCTGCACAAGGATTGGGACCAGACGGCAAACCATTGCCAATTGGACCAGACGGTAATCCTATTGGACCAGACGGACAACCAATTCTGCCACCATTACCATCTAAGTTTGAAACACAAGCCAACGAACTGGAATTTTTACAATGAAGAAGATCATCAAAGAAGACTTAAACCAATTAAAGACCGAAGAACCATCATATGCTGCATATGATGCTGCTAATCTTGGACTAAACTATGTTGGCTTTGGTCGGTATGAAGACCCAAAGACACAACAAGTCACGCATATCAATGTCAATGATAAGTTAGTTCCTTTTAATAGAGCAGTCAAAACCAATACATTCAAAGCAAATAATATGGATGATATTGGAGCATATTCGTCTTTGGTTGATCCCGTCATTCAGCAATATCATCAAGAGTTGGTCGCAGCATATACACCAGATAGATATGACGATGATGAATTGAATGCTATCTATACATTTACCAACGGTGGTTATTATGACATCAATAATAGATTGTCTATGATGCCACCTAATGTTCCAGCCAAGAAAATTGAAGTAACATCTCCCGAAGATACGATATCAAATGTTGTAGAAAGCCTAGATTCTGCAATCAAGAAGATCAGAGCACCATTCGATTTTCCAGTGTTCGTAAAATTAGGCCCAGACTATAACATAGAAGATTTTGTTGTTGGCCGATCATTTGTATTCAAGTCATACAGAAACACAACATTAAGTTTAAATACTGCATTAAACTCATCCGAAAATAAACAGAAAAGTCCTGCTGGTAGAAATATGGCAGCCATTCTACAGTTGAATATCAGAAAAAATTCTAGAGGCATGTATATTTCAGACTTCTCTGCCAACTCTGAAGATATGGAGTTTCTGTTACCAAGAGGAACGGTTGTAGAAATCGTTGATGGGCCAAACACTCTAGTCGGAAGTAATGCAGTATCACAAGACATTAATCTTGAAATTCTGTTTTTCAACTGTATTACAAAATAATATAAATATAACTGTATCTTTACAAGGAGAGTTAAATGCATATTAAAGAAGCCATTATGAACATGCTTGATGAAAAATATTCAGCAATGAAAGAAAACTTTGAGAAGGTCATCAAGCAAAAGGTTGCTCAAAGACTAGAAGAAAAGAAGATCGTAGTAGCACAAGATTTTTTTGGTAAGAAATAATGAAGACAATCAAACAAATTCTATCAGAAGCCGATAAAGTTGATTTAGCCGATAATATTGATTTATTGGCAGAAGTTGGTTTGTTTGAAGAAAAACGATTGAATCTTATCAAAAGAGCATTGAATAAAAATCCTAATAACATGACTATGGCTGAAGCGAAAGCACTGAAAGAATTTACTGATGTTTTGACAGAAGAAATTCTATGTGAAAAGCAAGACCATCTGAGTAAGTATGATAAAAGATTTTCTGGTAAGCATACCGAACAAGAACTACCTACAGTCATAATCCTAAAAAGAAAGGCTATTAGAGTGTATCCCGATAATCAAAAAGTAGCATTGTATTATTCACAATCATTAGACAGATATATCTCTATTCCATATGGACCTAAAGGTGAGCCATTAGGTATGACTATGAATGAGAGTGTTGATACCAAAGTAAGCCCAGAAGATGGTAATAAGATTCCAAGTGGAAATGCCAAATCTCCATCTGCCAGAGAAATGCAGAAGGATGTTGATACTTCTGATATTCTCAAAAATATGAAGCAGAACGAGCCTGAAAATCCAAGATTGAAATTTGCTCCCGGCATGAAATTGAAAGAAGAATCTCCCAACAGATTTAAAAGAAATCTTCAACAAATTAGAGAAAATAAATTAAATGAAGGGGATAATTGGCAAGATAGGACAAAGGCATTTGGTTATGGTGTAGCAAGAGGTGCAACTTTTGGATTAAGTGATACTGCCGCTAAAGCATTGGGCGGCGATCCTGAAAAATATGAAAAAGAAAATCCAACAGCATCCTCTGCTGGTGAGTGGGGCAGTTTAGCAATTCCTGGTGCCGCTGGATTAAGTGTTGCAAAAGGTGCAGTTAAAGGCGTTCAAGCAGCTAAAATGGTAGCTAAAGGTTTAGGGAAAAAAGCCGGTGCCGGAGCTTTGGCTAAAGGTGCTCTTAAAGGTGCAGGTAGATCAAAAGCAGGTAGGCTTATGAAATTAGTTGGTAAAGGTATTAAAGCTGCTGCAAAAGCTATTGGTGATGTTGATTTATCGGGAGTAAAAAAACAAACAGATCAAACTGTATATGGATTCACAAGAAGAGGTGAAGTTCAAGCTGGTGCCAGTAATTTAGGTAGAGTGTATGGTGGTGGGCAGCAAGCAACTAACGATCCAACTGTAGTAGCACAACAAGTAGCTGCATATAATACACAACAACCAGCAACATATTCTTCTCCAACAGCAAAAAGAAATATGTGGGAATCCAACCTATCACTAATCAAAAAACTTTCCAAGAGCAAGTCTCTCTCAGAAAGTGTTATTCATTTTTCTGATGAAAACTCTGTTACTATAAATAAAGGAACAGCAAAAAAAGTAATGAAGATTTACAATTCTCTCAACGAAGATAACAAGAAGAAAATCGAGAGAATGTTGTCTGAAGATATTACATCATTCAAACAAGCAATCAATTTTATAGTTAGGCATTAATATGGCAAATTTACTAAGAGAACATAGAATTGTTGATACAAACAGACGAGCATTGATTAAGTTTGTTTGTGTTTCTGATGGCACACAATTTTCAAATGCCACACTAATAGATGTTTCAACATTAGCATATGCACTAAATGCCAATGGTTACATCATGACATCTGATACGGACCAAAAATCAACATACAGAACAACAATCAGCAGAATCAAGGGAGCAACTAACATTGGCCCAGATTCTACAGGATACCTTAAATTACAGTGGCATGGTGATTCCAACTCAGAAATCATTGTAGTATCCAACGATTCATTTGATTATTCTGGTGAAGCATGGGGAGGAGTTGGTCACGGCACATTCCCAAATCCAGAGGCAAATAGTTCTGGCGATATTCTAATCTCTACTTATGGTATGAAAGCCAATGACAACTTTACTCTTTTCGTTGAAGTTAGAAAAGAAAGCGGTGATTACGATCAAGGACAAACCGCAGACCCAGCAGCATTCAATAGAGGACCATACTCACTATGAAATTTATTCAAAACATCATAGATAAAAACCTTATTGAAGCCAAAAAAGAATTTGACTTCAAAGTTGCTTCACTTGTCGAGTCTAAGTTGGAAGAAAAGAAAAAGATGATTTCTGCATTCCTCTATGAAGCAAAAAAAGATAAGAAAAAAGATGATGAAGAAGATGAGGAAGATAAGTCTAAAAAGACAGTAGAAGTTTCTAAAAAGGCAAATCGATCTAGTCTTGATAATGTGGCTGTATATAATTACCTGAAAAAGAAACGCAAGAAAATGAAATTGGCAGCGAAAAGAAGACAATAATGGCACGAGTTAAATTAGTCAAACTTAGAATTAGAAATGGACAAGTTCAAAGACGAAAGAAAGTGTCTAATGTTCCCGGCTATACTCTCCGTGGTGGCAAGATGACAAAAATGACTGTTGCTGAAAGACGCAATAGAAGACTCGGCCAAAAGAGAGCAAAGATTAAAAAAAGACCTAAAATGGCTAGAATCATCATGAAAAGAAAAAGGTCTATCCTCAAAAGAAAAAGATTAGGATTCTAAACAAATGAAATTAATTTCAGAAGAAATCTCAGAGATCAAATATCTCATAGAAGACAATAAAGAAAGTGGTAAGAAGTCTTATCATATTTCTGGCATCTTCATGCAAGCAGATCAAAAGAATAAAAACGGCAGAGTATATCCTTTTGCTACACTAAATAAAGAAGTAGACAGATACAACTCTGAGTATGTAAATAAGAATCGTGCATATGGAGAACTTGGTCATCCTGATAATCCAACGATCAATCTGGATAGAGTTTCACATATGATTACAAGTCTTCGTCCAGATGGAAATAATTTCATAGGCAAAGCTAAAATTGTAGATACTCCTATGGGAAATATAGTGAAAGGTCTATTAGACTCTGGTGCTAATTTAGGTGTTTCAACAAGAGGTGTAGGTTCACTAAAGCCACATAATGGTTATCAATTAGTTCAAGATGATTACAAACTTGCTACAGCAGCAGATATCGTCGCAGACCCTTCTGCTCCAAACGCATTTGTTGAAGGTATTATGGAGAACTACGACTGGTGGTTAGATAATCTTACTGGAAAATGGCACCAAAGATATGTCGAACAGACAAGAAAGCAAATAAAAACATTTTCTAGGAGACAAATTGAAGAAAAATCTCTTATATTGTTTGAAAATCTCATAAAAAGTATTTAATATGTATTATGTATATGCACTAGTAGACCCTATTAATAATATTCCTTTTTACATCGGCAAAGGAAAGGGCGATAGAGCATATACGCATATTAATGGTAGAGATAAAAATAATTTGAAAAAACTATCAACAATAAATAATATAAGAATGCTCGGTCACGAACCTAGAGTTACATATATTGTTGAAAATATAGATGATGAAAAATATGCATATGATCTAGAATATCATATGATAAAAATTTGTCACAGTATGTTTGGAAAACATATCACGAATAGAGTTGGTGTAGACTTAAGACCTCCTTCTAGATTAGGTATACCAAATTCAGAAAAAGCAAAAGAAAAAATATCTAATGCTTTGAGAATGAGACGCAGACCTCCTATGACACAAGAGCAAAAAGATAAAATATCTGCTGCGAATATAAACAAAAAGAAACCCGAGAGAAGTTCTAACCATAAAAAGAACATAGGAAACAGTAAATCTAAATGGTATATTATAACTTTTCCGGATGGACACAAAGAAGAAATTTTTAATATGAATGAATTTTGTAGAATATATGAATTGTCACAGTCGCATTTATATTCTACTACAACTGGAAAAAGAAAACACCATAAGGGATTTTCTGCTATCTCAAAATTGTAAGAATTATAAATACTAAAATAAAAAAGGAGTTAACTATAATGGCTAAGTCATTAACAGAAACAGCAAAGCAGATTCTAATGAAAGAATCTGATGATCCTACGCCAGATCGTGGTGCAAAGTCTATGACACCTAATATGCAGACATTACATCCCGGTTCAAGGTCCGTAGAAGGCAGATTTGCTAATCCTGGATCAAATGCTCCCGGTGGTGCAGAAGCTGCTGAAGATTTGGGTCCAGCATTGGTAAACAATACAGATGTTCCACCTTCAGCCAAGGCTGCTGCAAAGATGGGTAAAGATAATTCTCGTTCTGCCCAATCTGCCGTTCCTGCTGAAAAACCAACACAACAGGCATCAATTATGGAAGACGAAGAAGTAGAAATTTCTGAAGAACTAGAAGCATTCATCAACGAGATGATTGAAGAAGGTTACTCAGAAGATGAGATTGCAGAAGCAATTGCTGAAAACTTTGAAATCGTAGAAGAAAAAGACGAAGACGAAAAAGAAGATGAAAAAGAAGACAAGAAAGAAATGGACGAGTCTTCACATATGAATAAAGAAACAATGAAAGAGCACGTTGATGCCCTTCTTGCTGGTGAAAACCTATCAGAAGATTTCCGTGCCAAAGCTGAAACAATCTTTGAGTCTGCCGTTCTAACACGAGTCCAAGAAGAAGTTTCTGTTCTTGAAGAAGCATATGCAAAATCTCTTGAAGAAGAAGTTTCTGCTATCATGGAACAACTTACAGAACAAGTCGATTCATATCTATCATATGTTGTCGAACAATGGGTAGCTGAAAATGAAGTTGCCATTGAAACAGGTCTTCGCACAGAAATCACCGAAGAATTTATTTCTGGCCTTAAGACACTATTTGCAGAAAACTACATTGATGTTCCAGAAGACAAAGTATCTGTAGTTGAAGAACTAGGCTCAAGAGTTGAAGCACTAGAAAACCAACTCAACGAAGAGATTTCCAAGAATGTTGAACTAACAAAAACACTTAACGAATCTCTCAAGCACGAAATCATCTCTAATGCATGTGAAGGTCTAACAAACACAGAAGCTGAGAAACTACTAACTCTCGCTGAAAATGTAAACTTCACATCACCAGACGAGTTTGCTGGTAAAGTAGCCACCCTCCGTGAAGGCTATTTCACTAAGCCAGTGAATAGACTAGACGCACTTGATCCAGTAGAACCATCAGATGGAAAAGTGTTAACTGAAGAATTGAGTGGCCCAATGGCTGCTTATGTAAGAACTTTAGGTAAAAAATTACCAAGATAATAAAAACCCTATAAGGAGAATAACAAAAATGTATCTTTCAGAAGCCCTAGAAAATAAGTGGTCCCCAGTTCTCGACCACGACGGTCTTTCAAAAATTAAAGACCCATATCGTCGTGCAGTTACTGCTATCATTCTTGAGAACCAAGAAAAAGCAATGGCTGAAGAATCACGCCAACTAAATGAAACCGCACCAACAAATGCTGGTGGTGGTCTTGGTTCAGGCACAAACATTGCTGCATACGATCCAATTCTTATCTCACTAGTTCGTCGTGCACTACCAAACCTCATTGCTTATGACATCTGTGGTGTTCAGCCTATGACTGGTCCAACAGGACTAATTTTCGCAATGCGTTCACGTTACAAGAATCAAACTGGCACAGAAGCACTATTCAACGAAGCAAATACTGCTTTCTCTGGTACAAATGCTCTCGGTGCTAATGGTAACGTCCGTGGTTCATTTGCCAACACAAACCCAGTTTTTGCTCTAGGTGACGACGACGTTTATGGCTATGGCCGTGGCATGACAACTGGTCAAGCAGAAGCACTCGGTGACGTTTCAACAAATCAATTTGCTGAAATGGCATTCAACATCGACAAGGTTACTGTTACTGCCCGTAGCCGTGCTCTAAAAGCAGAGTACACAATGGAACTAGCACAAGACCTCAAAGCAGTTCACGGTCTTGATGCAGAAACCGAACTAGCTAACATTCTTTCAACAGAAATTCTTGCTGAAATCAATCGTGAAGTAGTTCGTACAATCTATTCTTCTGCTACAGTTGGTGCACAATATGGTGTTACATCTGCTGGTACATTCGATCTTGATACAGATTCAAATGGCCGTTGGTCAGTTGAAAAGTTCAAAGGTATGGTTTTCCAAATCGAACGTGAATGCAACGCTATTGCTCGTGCAACACGTAGAGGGAAGGGCAATACCCTAATCGTTTCTTCAGACGTTGCTTCTGCTCTTGCAATGGCTGGTGTTCTCGATTATACACCTGCTCTACAAGCCGATCTAGTTGTTGACGACACAGGTAATACCTTTGCTGGCACACTACATGGCCGAATCAAAGTTTATATCGATCCATATTTCGGTGGTTCCGCTAATGGCGATGAACTCTGCACAGTTGGTTATAAAGGTACATCACCTTATGACGCTGGTCTATTCTATTGCCCATACGTTCCACTACAAATGGTTCGTGCAATCGGTCAAGACACCTTCCAACCAAAGATCGGCTTCAAAACCCGTTATGGTATGGTTGCTAACCCATTTGCTACTGCTGCTGGTGATGGTGCTGTTGCTCCACGTAACACCAATGCCAACAACGCAAACATCTACTACAGAATTTTCAGAGTCCGTAACCTCACATAATTCTGTTAATAATAAGAACAATAAAATACTAAAGAGGGGAGAAATCCCCTCTTTTTTTGTGGTTTTATAAATATACATGATAACTCAAAATAAGAGATGGTATAATGGCACAATTTAGAAAAGACACATATCGTTATCTTCCACAAGAAACTACTATATTTGAAGCAGTTATGTTGGCAGATCAATATGGTAATTTAGTCGGTGCAGCCAATCCTTCAGGCATGGCTGTAGATGCCTTTGGTCGTGCAAGAGTTTCAACACCACTAACATTATTTGATTCACAACATCGTTATGACCCAAACGGTAAATTTCATACTGCCAATACTGGTGGTGGAACATATTCATATACTGCAAATACTGCTGCATTTTCAATGAGTGTTAATACTTCATCCGGAGCAGAAGTTATTCGTGAAACTAGAAGGGTGTTTGCATACCAGCCAGGAAAATCTCTACAGATTCTACAAACATTTATTATGAATCCTGCAAAAGAAGGATTGAGACAAAGAGTTGGATACTTTGATACTAGAAACGGAATATTCTTGGAACTTGATGGTTCAACATTATCATTTGTCAAAAGAAGCAATTCTACAAGCACACCAACTGATACTCCAGTTGAACAAGCAGATTGGAATTATGATAAATTAGATGGAGCAGGTCCATCCGGTTTGACATTAGATATTACCAAAGCACAGATTATGTTTATTGATATTGAATGGCTTGGTCTTGGAACAGTTCGTTGTGGGTTTGTTATCAACGGTCAATTGATTCATTGTCATTCATTCCATCATGCAAATATTGTAGATGGTCCATATATGACTACTGCTTGTCTTCCAGTTAGACTTGAAATTACAAATACCGACACAACGGCAAACAATTCTACTCTCAAACAAGTATGTTCTTCTGTAGTGTCAGAAGGCGGTTATGAATTAAGAGGAAAGCCAAGATCAATCGGAACCCCTGCAAATTCTGTCATTGATATGGCAACTGCTGGTATATGGTATCCAATAGTTTCAATACGATTGAAAGCAGACCAATTAGATTCTATTGTGATTCCAACAAACATTTCATTCCTTGCAGAAGGAAATAATGGTAGAGCCAAATATGCTCTGATCTCTGGTGGAACACTTGGCGGAAATACCGTATTCACATCTGCTGCATCAGATTCTCCTGTAGAATATAATATGGTAGCAAATTCTATCTCTGGCGGAACTGTTGTTCAACAAGGTTTAGTAGGAATAACCAATCAAACATCTGCATTAGTATCATTAGACAAAGATGCTCTTTTCAAATATCAGCTATCAAGAAATGGTCTGACAAATACACCAGAAGTTCTAACACTTGCAGGAATGGCAGGAACTGCTGGTGATGATGCTTCAGGAACAATAGATTGGGAGGAAGTAACATAATTATTCTTCGCAAAAAAGAACTCATATTAGTAGGCGTAATATATTATATACCAGACTACACTAATCTACTAAATGAATTTTATTGGCAGTGTGAAGACATTGTTCCAGATATGCCAAGAGTGCATAAGTTTCTAAACTACTGGAAAGATAATATTGATGCAGTAATCAAAGAAGTTCAAGTGAGTGTTGGTAATACTTCAGAATATGTCAATGCTGACTTTTATAAGGTAATCAACTAATGTTAAGATTCAAAGAATACACATACCTGACAGAAGCAAGAGCCAAGGATATTATAGAAAAATATCCTCACTTATCTGAACTTCCAAAGAAACATCTATCTTCATATGGTGAATGGTTAGGTAAAAATATTCCTCCAGATGCAGATATGAAAGAAGTAGCAAAGACAATAGAAGACTTTCATTCTGTAAAAGACATCATGCACAAAGATGACAGAGACATTAACTCATATGAAAATTATGATAGTTTGAGTAAAAATGTGACGTTTCACTTGAGAAAAAGAGAGTTTAAGAAACAACAAGAAAATGCTGTTGTTCCCGTCCATGAAAGTGATAATATCAAAGTAAATAGAGTTGATACCAAAGAAGCATGTATCAAAAATTATGGTGGAGGAAAGACTAATTGGTGTGTTGCTGCCACAGGTAAGGAAAATGCTTTCGAGCATTATAGGGATGCAAATGCCGAACCGGGTGAAAGAAATCATATGTATACTATCCATACACCATCAGGAGTATATGCCTATCATGAAGGTGAAGGCGGTATAGCAAGAGATTCAAGAGATAATGAAGTTAGTTTACTTGATCTTACCAAAAAACATCCAGAACTGAAAGATATTCCTGCACTTAAAAAATCAAAATATGGTAAATTATTTGAAGATGAAGATAGTCTTCGCACATATATGAAAAAATCTCCTGGTACATCTGATGCATCTAAAAGAATTAAAAGAAGAATCGTAGAAGGCTCAGAAACACTCGCACATGAGTTTATAGACCATCCATCAGATGATGTAAGAGCAGCAGCAGCCAAATGGGAATCTGTTGCCGACAAATATATGAATCCAGGTAAAGGTATGTTTTTCACCAAGAAACCAGAAAGATCGCCAACAGTTCTTGCTGCAATAGCCAATCATCATCCCGAACATGCAGAAGTTTTACATAAACATCCTGATGAACAAGTGCGTGCAGCAGCAGCAAGCCATTCACATATTGCAGAAAAATTGCTAGATAACAGAGAAAATGATCCTCTAGTATTAGCCACAATAAAATATCACCATCGAGATTTATGGGACTGGCATCCAAATGGCAAAGAAGCAAATATGAGGAAGTAATGTCAAATCAATCAGTATTAACTAAGATTCCAGAAAACACCAGTTTTCTACAAGCAACTAAATTTACATTCTCGTTTCCTACAATGCCTTTCTTGCGGTATTTTGCTCAAACGGCAGAAATTCCAGGCATATCAACATCACCAGTTCAGGTGCCTTCACCATTTGCCAATATGTTTAGGCATGGTGATACATTGGTATATGATCAATTTAATATAACAGCAATCGTAGATGAAGACCTTAGAACATGGGAAGAAACTCATGATTGGTTGGTAGCATTAACCAAACCACAAGATTACGCTCAGTATATTAGATTCTATAACGAACAAAAGACGCCATATCATGATGCAGTCCTGACGATCAATACAAACTCTAATATACAGAATATACGTATCTTATTTAAGAACTGCCATCCATATGCTCTATCTGGTATTCAGTTTGATACCAAAAACAATGCTGATAATACTATTGTCATGGATGTGACATTTAGGTATGACTTTTTTGAGATACAAAGACTATAAATAGAAATGTAGGTCACGATGCTACCAACATCTACCTACCCTAATGCTAAACAGGAGCACCAGCCATGTCTATTTATAAATCAAATTCATTAGAGTTCTATGTCTATGCATATCTTCGTGAAGATGGCACACCATATTATATCGGCAAAGGTAGAAATAAAAGATTGTTTAAAAAAGGGAAAAAGGAATCTATTAGCATCCCAAAAGAGAAATCAAGGATTATTATATGCGAATCAAACCTAACTGAACTTGGTGCTTTTGCTTTAGAACGCAGATTAATTCGTTGGTATGGTCGTAAAGATAATGGAACTGGGATATTGAGGAATAGAACAGACGGTGGTGATGGAACTTCTGGATATAGAATGACAGAAAAACAAAAAAATAATATGAAAGGTAAAAACACTCAAGGTCTTAAAAATTATCATAGGAATAATCCAGATAAAAATCCAATGCGTATCCCGGCGATAAAGGATAGAAGGTAAAAAAAGATCAGAATATTATAAAAATAATCCAGATAAAAATCCAAGCAAACGCAAAGATGTAAAAGAAAAACAAAAAAATAAAAGGATTAAGTATTGGTCTGACGAAAAAAATAGAATACTACAATCACTAAGAATGAAAAAATATCACGAAGAAAAAAGAAAAAATTCAAAGATTATGACTTGACACATAATAATAATCCTTTATAATGAATATTATTTTATAGAGGATTATAAATATGAAACCACCAGTCACAATAGATACCCTATCTGAAGAATGGCTAAATGATTCTCCAGTTGATACTACCGATCCTACAAGAGAATTGAGTAGAATACCCAACCTTCATTCAAAATACCTCAACATACTATCCCATCATAACCTAATAGTCAAGAAGTTATCATATGAATATAATACTCTCAAGAAAGTGAAGATTGAGTATTATATGGGTGATTTGAATAATCCAGAAGACTTGAAAGAATATGGTTGGGAACCACAGATGAAGAAGATAATGAGGCAGGATATTCCATCGTATCTTGATTCTGATGATGACCTAAATAAAATTCTAATCAAAAAAGTTATTCATCAAGAAATAGTAGACTATTGTGATAGAGTATTGAAAGAATTAAACAATAGAACTTTTCAGTTGAGCAACATAATCAAATGGGAAATGTATCTTAATGGCAGAGGCTGATGTAATAATAAAAAATGAAAACGAAGTCTTTGTCACTATACAGTGTGACGAATCAATATCTTATGAGCTTAGAGATTATTTTACTTTAACTATTCCGGGGGCTCAATTCACACCACAATTTCGTGCTCGTCTTTGGGACGGAAAGATAAGATTGTGGGATGTTAGAAATCGTAGGATATACCGAGGACTTATCCAACATATTATATCATTCTGTAAAAGTCGTAATTATACATACAAATATGATGATTCCACAACATCATTTTCATTGAACGAAGCAAATAAATTCATTGAGACAATAGGTCCAAAATATCAGCCAAGAGATTATCAGGTTGAAGCATTCGTTCATGCTGTCAGATCAAAAAGAGCATTGTTACTGTCACCAACAGCATCAGGAAAGTCTTTGATTATCTATTTGATGCTTAGACATTTTCTTGAGACTGAAGAACGAGGTCTTATTATTGTTCCCAACATATCTCTGGTAGAGCAATTATATTCAGACTTCAAAGATTACTCTGAACTAAATGGTTGGAATGTTGAGGATAATGTCCATAGAATATACCAAGGCCAGGACAAAGATACCAACAAAAGAGTAACCATTTCTACTTGGCAATCATTACACAAACTCCCTCCCAAATACTTCAAGAAGTTTGGATTTGTCATCGGTGACGAAGCACACCAGTTCAAAGCAAAATCTCTAACAGACATCATGACATCTCTCACTAATGCCAAGTATAGAATTGGTACTACAGGCACACTTGATGGTACAAAAACACACAAACTTGTTTTGGAAGGACTATTTGGTTCGGTCCATAAAGTCATTACTACCAAAGAGCTTATGGACCAGAAACACGTTGCTGATTTCAAGATTAAATGCCTTCTTCTCAAACATTCAGATGAAAGCTGTAAGTTGGCAAGAAATTATACATATCAACAAGAAATAGAATATCTTGTTCTCAATGAAGAAAGAAATAAATTCATATCCAATCTATCATTATCATTGAATGGTAATACTCTTATATTATATCAGTATGTAGATAAACATGGGTCTATATTATATGACATGATAAATAGTAGAGCCAAGGATAGAAAAGTATTTTTTATTCATGGTGATGTGAATGTAAATGTTCGTGAAGAAACACGAAAGATTGTAGAATCTGAAACAGATGCTATAATCATTGCTTCATATGGAACATTCTCTACAGGAGTTAATATAAAGAATCTACATAATGTAATATTTGCCAGCCCATCTAAATCAAGGATTAGAAATCTGCAATCAATTGGTAGAAGTCTCAGAAAATCTGATACCAAAACAGAAGCAACATTATTTGATATTGCAGATGACCTACGCTATCGTAAAAAAGAAAACTATACTCTCAAACACTTTTCTTCACGTATTCAAATCTATTCTGAAGAAAAATTCTCATTCAAAATCTATAAGATACAATTGAAAGGCTAATACACATGACCCAGCCAGAACCAATCTCATCTTCTGTTAAATTTATCAGACTCAATACAGGTGAAGATTTAGCGTCTGAAGTAGTTTACTATAAAACAGATGATGATGAATACTATGTTCTACTGAATCCATTAAAAATTGTATATTCTGTGAGTCAATCAAGACCAGGATATCTAAGTCTATCTCTACTACAATGGGTTCTACCAGAGATTTGCTCTAAACAAGAATTTACAATCTATCCAAATGATATTCTCACTATGTCAGATGCATCTGATGAAATGGATAATTATTATTGGGAATCACTAACCAAATTGACATATCTAGAACAAGAAAAGTCTTCCAAGAAAGCAATGGAAGATATTGATGATATGTTTGATGTTGAAGTAGATGACTCAGAATTATCGTATGTTAAAGAAATGCTTGAAGAAATTAAGAATGGTAAGAGGAAATTACACTGATGGCAGTCAAGAATCAATACCTAGATGTTAATGATACTAATAATGATTTTGGTTTTACATTCTCTGATGAAGATGAAATTGTAGCATCACATACTCAATACTCTTCCTTGCAGGAAGAAGTAGATGATCTTAGGAAAAGATTACATGCAGTAAATGCTATCTTTACTCCACTACTAGAGAACTTGGCTAAAGACCCATCTAAACCTATGATTAAATGGCCTAACAGAGCAGAAGTAATTGATAAGCAGATGAAGAAGCTAAAGTCACTAACTGATGTATAATAGTAACTAATAGTATTCATTGAAGGGCTGACATAGCCATTATATAGTGCTTGTCAAGGTTGTCAAGAGGAAAATGTATGAAACAGAAGAAAAAAGTGAAATATGTAGATAATGAAAGATTCTATCAAGAAATCATTGCATACAGAAAAAAACTGGAAGAATATAGAGCATCAGGTAGGAATGAAGAACCAAGGATGCCAGACTATATCGGTGAATGTATCTGGAAGATTGCAGATCGTTTATCCATGAAGCCCTGCTTTGTGAATTACTCATACAGAGATGAAATGGTTTCAGACGGCATAGAAAACTGCATTCTATACTTCAAGGATTATAATCCTGCTATCGGTCAGAACCCTTTCGCATACTTTACACAGATCATCTACTATGCTTTTCTTCGTCGTATAAGTAAAGAAGAGAAGAATCGATATATAATCTATAAGAATTTTCAAGAGACAATGACACAACTTTATGAGTCTAAAGATTCTGAAGATGGACAGTTGATTTCTTCCACACTATATGATAACATACATCAGTTTATGAGAAAGTTTGAGAAGAAAGAAGAACTTAAAAAAGAAAAGCGTAAGAATGCGAAAGTAGGCTTACAGAAATTTTATGAGGAAGACAATGGAAAGAGAGAGTAATATTCCGTTTCAGGTTCAGCACTTAATTCGTGAGATGTTGAACCGCGATGATAATGTATATGTTCGTGGTAATTATAGAATGAGGCTTGATGAAATTCGCAGAGAGTTAGATAAAGCAATTCGTAAGTATGATGACGAAGTTGCTATGGCAAATATGGGGAAGACCAAGAAAAGAAGGGCATAATGACAAAAATTGCTATGATTACTGATACCCATGCTGGCATTAGAAATGACAGCATGGTTTTTCATGACTATATGAAAAAGAACTATGATTGGTTCTTTTCTATTATTGACGATCAGGATATCAGGACAATCGTCCATCTTGGTGATTTATTTGACAGGAGAAAATATGTCAATTATCTAACATCAAAAAGAATCCGTGAAGATTTTCTTTTACAGGTTGAAAATAGAAACCTTGATTGCCATATCATAGCAGGGAACCATGATGTGTTTTACAAAAACACCAATGATATCAATGCGTTGAGTGAAATGGTAACTGGTAGATATAAAGGAATCAATACCTATATCAATGCAACGGAAATCAATGTGAATGGAACAGATATTCTTCTGCTTCCGTGGATTTCCGATGATAACCACGAACAGTCATATAAACTGATTGAGAACAGTAAATGTGATGTTGTCATGGGACATCTGGAACTAAACGGGTTTGAGATGTTCAAAGGAACTGTATCTAATCATGGTGTAGATAGAAAGGTTTATGATAAATTTGATCTTGTATTTTCAGGTCACTATCATCACAAATCTTCTGCCAAGAACATTCATTATATTGGTGCTTTTGCAGAATTTATTTGGTCTGATTATAATGATCCTAGAGGATTCACTATTTTTGATACTAATACAAGAAAGTTTGAGTTCTATCAGAGCCCATATAACATTTTTCAGATGATTGTGTATGATGATGTTAAGACAAAGGATATACTAAATGAAATCAATAAAACAGACTATAGCAAGTATTCAAATGTTTATGTTAAGGTTATATGTATCAACAGGACAAATCCTTATGCGTTTGATACCCTGATTGACAAAATACACACAGTCTCACCAATTGACATATCAATAATAGAAGATGTTTCATTTCTGGATGAATCAGAAGATATTGTTGAAGGAATACAGGATACCAGAAGTATCATTGACGCATACATCAACAACTTGACTCTGCCTGTAGATAATGATAAGATGAAAAAGTTTATGAGAGACATTTATACTGAAGCAGTATCCTTGAAACATATTGAATAATGGAGATTGGCTATTCTTACATTTGAAAAAATTAGGTGGAAGAACTTATTTTACTAAATAGTGTTTCCACTAAGAAAGGGAACACTAATGAAAACGTGCACTCAATGTAAACACGAAAAACCAACATCACAATTTCGCATTTTAAGAAAAAATAAAAATGGAAGTAATCTTTATAGAGGTAAATGTGATGATTGCTATAATGAACATTATAGAAAAAAATATCATAAATTGACATTAGAAGAAAAAAAAGTTAAACAAAAAAGAAATAATCAACGCTGGTCTCCTGAAAAAAGAAAAGATTATAAGCTACAAAAAAATTTCGGTATAACACTTGATCAGTTTAAAATTATGTTACAGAATCAAGATAATAAATGTTATATTTGCAAAAAAAATATTTTGGATTGTGGTCATGTGGATCATTGTCATAAAACAGGAAAGGTTAGGAAAATATTATGCCGTAATTGCAATACAGGAATAGGTCTTCTCAGAGAAGATGTGTCAATATTATACAACTGTATTTTTTATTTGAGGGAACATGATAATTTTTCAAAAGATTAGATGGAAGAATTTTCTTTCAACTGGCAACATATGGACTGAAATATGCCTTGACGATACTCCAAACACACTAATCATAGGAAACAATGGTGCAGGTAAGAGCACATTACTAGATGCTCTTACCTTTTCTTTGTTCGGCAAATCTTTTAGGAATATAAACAAATCAAATCTTATCAATTCTGTAAATGGTAAAGATTGTGTAGTAGAGATTGAATTTAATACTCATGGTAAGAAATATAAAGTCATAAGAGGTATCAAGCCTACTGTTTTTGAAGTGTATTGTGATAACAAACTGTTGAATCAAGACTCTGCGACAAAAGATTACCAGGATAATCTGGAGAAGTTCATCCTTCGTATGAATTATAAGTCCTTCACTCAGATTGTTATTCTAGGATCAGCATCATTTACACCATTTATGCAATTATCTGCTGCTGATCGTAGACTTGTTATTGAAGACCTACTGGATATTCAAATCTTTTCTGTTATGAATAGTATTGCCAAACAGAAGTTGTCTGACAATAAAAGTAAATTGGAAAAGAATAGAATAGAAAGTCTCGGTAAAAGTGAAACTTGCGATCACATAAAGAGAACAATAGAGTCTTTGAAGCAAAATGATGATCAGAAACTAAAAGAACTGGAACACGAAAGGGTAAGATATGAAAAAGCTATTAAAAAGATCAATGAAGAGATTCAAGGTTTGGATGATCAAAGAAATGAGATACTCCAGCAAACAACATCTTATAAGAATCTAAAATCACGACATACCAAATTAATATCACTAAAATCACAAATAGAAACTAATCACAAAAAGCAATCTTGCGAATTATCATTTTTTGAGAAACACGACAATTGTCCAACTTGTAAACAGGCAATAGACGAAACATTTAAGTCTAATAAAGTCGATTCACTGACAAATAAGATCGTAGACCTTAATGATGGTATATCCAAGATTGTTTCTGAGATAGATTCATGTGTTCTTCAGATAGAAGTCATTGAGAATAAACTAGAAACTATTAATAAACTATCCAATCAAATTTCACAGCACAAGTATAAAAGCAATCAATTTTCAGAAGAAGTAAGCAAACTTCAAAAAGAAATGGATTCTCTATCAAAATCAAACTCACTGCTTGAGAATAATGAAAATGATCTACTCAAAATACAAAATGAAATTGCAACTCTTGAAAAAGAAAAAGAATCTTTATTGAACGAAAAGTTGTATATTGAAACCTCCGTCAATCTACTAAAAGATGGTGGGATCAAGACCAAAATTATCAAGCAGTATCTTCCCACGATCAACAAACTTATCAATAAGTATTTGACTCAGATGAATTTTTCAGTAAATTTTAATATTGATGAGAATTTCAAGGAAACTATCAAATCACGGTATCGTGATGAATTTGCATATCAAAACTTCTCTGAAGGCGAAAAAATTAGAATTGATCTTGCATTACTATTCACTTGGAGAGAAATATCGAAAATGAGAAGTAGTGTTTCAACAAATCTTTTGATCTTCGATGAAATATTTGATGGTTCATTGGATGATTCTGGAACAGATGAATTTTTGAAAATAATGTGGTCTTTAATTGGAGATTCTAATGTATTTGTTATTAGTCATAAGCACGATCAAATGACAGATAAATTCAAAAGAACAATTAAATTCAGTAAGAAAAAGAACTTCAGTGTTCTGAGTGCACCTTGAGGTATGCTAAATTGCATACCTGGTATGTGATAATTGATGTTGCATTCTATCATATAATGTCGTAATATGGTGTTCAATCGTTGATGGAGGTTATTCGATGACTGCTGCACCTATCAGTTTTGAAATCAAATCTCAGTTGGCTAAGCTCTTGGCAACTGAAAATATTACTATGCGACATAATCCTTCAGCACGAACGGCATATTTTGATATCAAAGATCGGCTTCTTGTTCTGCCCGTATGGCATAACATTTCCGAAGACTTGTATGATATGCTTGTCGTGCATGAAGTTGGCCATGCACTTGATACACCCCCCGATGCTTGGGAAACTGGCATCGAAACTATTGCTTATTCTAAGCATGGTCCAAACGCATCTGATAAGCAAAAGAATAACATCAAGGATTTCTTGAATGTTATTGAAGATGCACGCATCGATAAGCGGCAAAAACGTCGTTATCCCGGCTCTAAGCGTAACTATGTTGTCGGTTACAAGGAACTGCATGATAAAAATTTCTTTGGTGTAAAGGATCGGGATATCGATTCTTTGCCACTGATTGATCGTGTCAACATCTTCTTCAAGAATGGTGCACAATATAATATCAAGTTCTCCGATGCTGAAAAGGCGTTTGTTACACGCATTGAGAATGCTGAAACATTTTCCGATGTTATTAGCATCGCTAGTGATATGTATTCTTATGGTATCGAAGAAAAGAAGCAGGCTCCTTCTATGGCGATGAATATCGAAGATTCTGATGAAGAATCTGACGGTATGGAGTTTGACGAAGATTCTGATTCCGATTCTGATTCCGATTCTGATTCTGACTCTGATTCTTTTTCTGAAGATTCAGATGATTCTGAAGATTCAAAATCTAATAGTGGCACACCTTATAGCGGTGAACCTATTGACGAAACAGAAGAACAGAAGTCTCCACATTCTGACGAAGAAGATACTGCTGAAAGTTTGACCGAACGTGCGTCAAAGAGTTCTCAGGATAGGATTATCAAGAGTGAAAATGTCGATTATGTCTATGTGGATATTCCTGAGTTCGTGCATTCTAACATTGTCGATGATTACAAAGTCGTTCTCAAAGAATGGAAAGATAATCTCGAATATCGTAAGAAAGTTGGTTATATCACGAATGATATGACCCGTATTCTTCGTGAAGATTTGGCTAAGTTCAAGACGCAAGAAAAGGCTGCTGTTTCCTTTATGGTCAAGGAATTTGAGCAAAAGAAGGCTGCCGATTTGTATTCTCGGACTTCTATTGCCAAGACTGGAGTGCTTGATATGAATAAAATTCATTCATACAAGTATAATGAGGATTTGTTCCGTAAAATGTCGGTCGTGTCCGAAGGTAAGAATCATGGCTTTGTCATGCTTCTTGATTGGTCTGGTTCTATGCATGAGAATATCAAAGAAACAATGAAGCATCTTTTCAGTCTAGTTATGTTCTGCAACAGGATTCAGGTTCCGTTTGAAGTCTTTACCTTCCGCTCTATATGTAGTTCTGACGATGCCGGTACTAAAGTGCAGGTTATTAACAAAGACCCTAATAGTGGCATCTTTATGCATAAGTTCAAGCTGCGTAATATTCTTTCGTCTAGGATGAATCTTGCTACTCTAAATGAAGCAATGTTTCATCTGTGGAGTATGGCAAACGGAGGGCATTATGCCAACGAACCTATGTCAGATACTCCGCTGAATCAGGCCATTCTTTCTCTTGATAAGATCGTGCTTGATTTCCAGAAGAAGAATAAGTTGCAAATTGTCAATACGATTGTTTTGACCGATGGTGCATCTAATTATTGGTCGGTCAGGACGAATATGCCTCGTTCTGTTAGTAGGAAACAGGTTCTCATTCTTACTGACACCAAGACAAAGAAGGTGTATTATCCAGTTAGTAACGACTCCAACACCGATATTTGTCTGCGAGTGCTTAAAGACAGGACTAGGTGCAATCTGGTCGGATTCTTTCTCTACTCTGGTAACATATACAATATTTCGTATATGTTTAGTTCACAAACGATTGCAGCCAATACTACAAAGTGGAAGAATGACGGTTTCTTTGGAGTGACGAGTGCCGGTTATGATGAATACTACATTATGAATGTCGCAAAGTTGAAGTTTCAAAACGACAATCTAAAGGTAGATTCTAAAATGACTAAATCTCGAATTGCCAAAGAGTTCACTCGTTTTACAAACAAAAAAACTGTAAATCGAGTTCTCCTATCGAAATTTGTCGATAGGATTGCTAAATAAAAGAGTGCAAGCGGATGAAATATTCCGCTTGACTTCAACTTTCCTATGTGCTAAGATACATCATAATCGAGATATGAAAGGACTTCGTTATGGCTAAGACTGTGGATCGGCAACCCTTCTTTGATGCGGTGAAGGCTGAATTTGGTGATATCAATATCGTTTCGCGTAAGCAAATCACCTATGTTTGTGAAAAGCATAATATCAAGTTTCCAACTTGGTTCACTAATGATTCTTCACGCCGTTCTGGCCGTGGAATGTATATGATTAACATCCCTGTAACTGCACCAATGCCTGTTGCCGTTTCTAAAATTGTTAATGAAACTGTTGAGACTGATTCTAAAATGGAGGTTGCCATGGCTCTTGCTGCCGTTCCCCTTAATACGAGTACCGTCGATACAGTTTCACTCATTCCTACCAAGGCCGAAGGTTATGTTCCCTTTGGAAACTTTGCCGATGTTCGAGCAATCGTAAAGTCTTCTCGTTTCTATCCCATGTATATTACCGGCCTTTCTGGTAACGGTAAAACCATGATGGTTGAACAGGTTTGTGCTATTGAAAAGCGTGAGTGTATTCGTGTCAATATCACAATTGAAACTGATGAGGATGATTTGATTGGTGGTTTCCGTCTTATTGACGGTCGGACAGTATGGCAAAACGGTCCTGTTATTCATGCAATGGAGCGTGGTGCAATTCTTCTTCTCGATGAGGTCGATCTTGGCTCAAACAAACTTATGTGCCTACAGCCTGTTCTTGAAGGTAAGCCAATCTTCCTGAAGAAGATTAACAAGTTGATTACTCCTGCTAAGGGTTTCAATGTAATTGCTACTGCAAATACCAAGGGTAAAGGTTCTGAAGACGGTCGTTTCATCGGCACGAATGTTATGAACGAAGCATTTCTTGAGCGTTTCTCTGTGACTATGGAACAAGAATATCCTCAAGAGAAGATTGAAAAGAAGATTCTTACAAACCATCTTCTTTCTCTGACTGCGATTGATTCTAATGATACCGATTATATCAATCGTCTGGTATCTTGGGCTGATGTTATTCGTAAGTCATTCAACGAAGGTGCTGTGTCTGAAATCATTTCTACTCGACGCCTCGTTCACATCTGTGAAGCATATGTTATCTTCAAGAAGAATCGTGAGAAGGCAATCAATCTCTGCCTAAATCGGTTTGACGTTGATACTAAAAACTCTTTCATGGATTTGTATAAGAAGTTGGACGAAACAATCAATCCACTACCAACCGGAAGTGCTGCTGAAACGCCAAAGACTGATGAAGTTGCTTTCTAATAAATCAAAGGTGGCTGATGAAGCCACCTTTTTTTATACTATATAGAGATGTGGCCTTCACTATTATAAGGAGTGAATAAAGAATGGAACTACAGATTAAAGCAGAAGACCTAAGAAAGAATAGATTGTTTGTTGCTACACCTATGTATGGTGGAAATTGTAATGGACTGTATATGAAATCATGCCTTGACCTTCAAGGTTTGTGTATGCGATATGGTATTGAAGTGCGATTCTCCTTCCTGTTTAACGAATCTCTGATTACTCGTGCTCGAAACTATTTGGTTGATGAGTTTCTACGTTCAGGTTTTACTCATCTACTTTTCATCGATTCGGATATTAATTTTGACCCCAACGATGTTGTTGCTCTACTTGCACTAGATAAAGATATTATTGGCGGACCATATCCCAAGAAATCTATCAACTGGAAAGCAGTCTGGAACGCATCTAAGAAACTACTATCAAACCCAGACTTTGATGAATCCAAGTTCAATCCTGGCGAACTTGAAGGTGTGACAGGTGAATATGTATTCAATGCTGTTCCCGGCACAAAACAATTCAAGGTTACAGAACCACTTGAGGTTATGGAAATTGGCACAGGCTTTATGATGGTAAAGCGTGCTGTATTTGATAAATTCAAAGAGGAATACCCTCATCTTAACTACAAACCAGATCATCTAGGTCAAGCAAACTTTGATGGATCACGATATATTCACGCATATTTTGATACTGTAATTGACCCAGATTCTCATCGTTATCTATCGGAAGATTATATGTTTTGTCAATATTGGCGAGCAATTGGTGGTCAAATCTATCTATGTCCGTGGATGAAAACCGAACACGTTGGAACATATGGTTTCAAAGGTGATCTTCCAAAGATTGCGGCAATTACCGGAAGCATTTGATATTTGTTACAGCGGAGATTTAGAATGATTATTGGACTAGTGGGATTTGCTGGTGCCGGAAAAGGAACCGTTGCCGACACTCTCGTTGAAAAGTATGGCTTTGCTAAACTATCATTTGCCGATTCTCTCAAGGATGCTGCTTCTTCTATCTTCGGATGGGAGAGGCATCTACTTGAAGGTGATACTGATGAAAGTCGTGCATTCAGAGAAACGCCGGATAAGTTTTGGACGAATCGTTTAGGATATGATTTCACGCCAAGACGAGCACTCCAGACTTTGGGTACTGAAGCATGTAGAGATGTTTTTAATACCAACATCTGGATTTATTCGCTGGAACGGAAACTTCTAAAGCATAAAAATGTGGTTGTTGCTGATGTTAGGTTTGATAATGAAATCGACTTTATCAGGACTATGAGAGGATTTGTTGTCCGTGTTGTGCGTGGTCCCGATCCACATTGGTATCAATTAGCAATGAATGCTAACCATTCCACCAACTACAAATATCAAAAAGAACTGAAAGCTTTGGGTATTCATTCATCAGAAACTTCTTGGATCGGCACTCCATTTGACTATGTGCTTGACAACAATGGTAGTAAGGCAGAACTTGTTGCCCATGCAGATCATATGCTAAAAATTTTCCAAGGCCCTATCAAAAACCCTTGATTTTTCAGGACAGCCGTCGTATAATGGTTGTCCGCTTGAATAAGGAGACTTTATTATGAAACTATCCAACACGGTTCTAACCGTTCTCAAAAACTTCTCTACAATCAATTCAGGCATGGTAATTCGTCCCGGTAAAGTTCAGAAAACCATTTCTGCTGACAAGAGTATTCTTGTTGAAGCATCATTTGAGGATGCAGACTTTCCATCAAAGTTTGGTATCTATGATCTCAATCAGTTTCTTGGTAATGTCACGACATTGACTAATCCAGACTTGACTTTCCAAGATAAGTTTGTTGTAATGGATGATGGCTCAACCAAGTTGAACTATTATTCATGTGCACCAGAATTGATTGATACGCCACCAGATAAAGAGTTGGTGATTGATTCTCCAATCGTAACATTCACTCTACACAATACAGTTTTGGCTAAACTTCTTCGTCTATCTTCAATGAATAATCTATCAAATCTAACATTTGAAGGTGGTAATGGTGAATTAACTATCAAGGTCCATGAGAAGAAGAACGATACATCAAACTTTGCGTCTCATAAGATTTCGGATTATGATGGTGATAGTTTCACCGCAATCTTCAAAACAGAAAATTTGAAGATGATTCCAGGAGATTATGAGGTTCAAATTAAGGATAAGGCGTTTGCAACTTTCACATCAACCAACGGCAACATCAAATACTTTGTTGCACTAGAAACACCATAAGGAGTATATTATGTCAGGAATGGGTCATAACCAAAATGTGATGAACGTAAATTCACTATCATCTGAACAAAAGCAACAACTCAAGAAGGGTATTCAGGAACTTGATGATTCTATGACCCGAGTTGCTGCCGAACGAGAACTACAGAAAGAAGCAATTGCTGATCTGGCGGAAAAGTTGGGTCTTGATAAGAAACTAATTCGTCGTATGGCAAAGGTTCATCATAAGGCAAACTTTTCTTCTGAAATGGAAGAAAACAAGATGTTTGAAGAATTTTATGAAGGAGTTCTAAAGTGAGCGAGTTATTTTCTTCTTGTTTTTGGAACTAATCTATACCAATCTTCATATTTAGGACTATCTAATCTTTTTCGTACAGAATATTTGCCACGATAGTAATTCTCCGCATCTGTGATGGAATTGAAAAGATTGCCTTCACAGATGCAAGGATTATTTAAAGATTTACTTATTTTTATATTTTTTCCACGTTTTTTCCCAAAATTCGGATTATCTTTACCACGTTTACCATACATTGGGTTTTTTTCGCCCTTTGTGCTTTCACTTATCTTTTTTCTTGTGTCTTCTGTGATAAAAATAAATGTATTTCCGCCATCACCGCCTCCTGTCATGTTATATCTAGGTTTTAGGGATTCTATATGATGACATTCTCGTAAATTTAGTTGAGAATTTTCAACAGTCTCTAAATTTTCAATTATAAAATTGATTTCACCATATTTTCTTATTGCTCTATATAAATGAGTGTCTACACCATATCTAGATTTATATATATGTTGCCGCATCCTTTCTTCTATGGTTTTTATAGTCTTTCCTACATAAATATCTTGCGTAATCATATTTTTTATGATATAAATGTGTCCCATGTAATTCTCCACCGTGAACTATCGTCCTATTATTTATTATAAAGGGTATTTTAACATGAGCGAAAATAAAGAGTTTCTATTTACGGAGAAGTATAGGCCCAAGACTGTTTCGGAATGCATTCTTCCTGAAAGGCTGAAAAAGGTCTTTCAGGAATATGTTAATTCCAAGACAATCCCAAACTTGATGCTGACTGGTACTGCCGGAGTAGGTAAAACTACTGTGGCTATTGCTATGTGTGAAGAAATTGGCATCAATTATCTATTCATTAACTCGTCCGAAGAAAGGGGTATTGATACTCTAAGAACCAAAATCAAGAATTATGCTTCAACAGTTTCTCTTGTTGGTGGTCGTAAAGTCATCATTCTCGATGAGGCTGATTATATTACACCAGAAGCACAAGCAGGGTTGCGAGGTGCAATTGAAGAATTTTCTGCCAACTGTACCTTCATCTTTACTTGTAACTTCAAATCTCGTCTGATTGATGCTCTACATTCAAGGTGTTCTGTAATTGACTTTACTTTGGTGAATGGTGAACGGCCAAAAATGGCTGCACTATTCTTCAAGAGACTTGGCGAGATTTTAACAACAGAGAATATTCAGTATGATAAGCAGGTTCTAATCAAGATTGTAGAGAAGTTCTTTCCAGATTATCGTAGGACATTGAATGAACTGCAACGATATGCTGGTTCCGGTTCTATTGATGCTGGAATGATTGCTCAAATCACAGATGTCAAGAATCTGTCTGATTTGATTAAGAATCTAAAAGAAAAGAACTTTGGTGGTATGCGTAAATGGGTTGTCGTAAATTCCGATATTGATCCTGCACGAATCTTTCGTAAGATTTATGATGGTCTGTATGAGTATATGAAGCCCGAAAGTATTCCGCAGGCAGTAGTGATTATTGCTCGGTATCAGTATCAAAGTGCATTTGTTGCTGACCAAGAGATTAATCTTGTTGCCTGTCTAACTGAAATTATGGTAGACTGTGAGGTGAAATGACAGACACATTCAAAGACATTATCCCATCAATTCTACAAACCAAAGAACCTGTAATCACAGAAGAAAACGAAAGGGAATATAACCCTTTCGTTGTTAATCGTGCTTTATCACAGCATTATGATTGTGCTCTATATGCCAATCAGATGAATCTGTATCCAAACACAGATAAACTTTTACAATATCACTATTATCTAAATACTATACGGTCATACAAAAGACCGTATCAGAAGTGGCACAAGAAAGATGTTATAGAAGATTTGGATGCCGTTAAAGAATATTACAACTATTCTTATGACAAAGCCAAAGATGCACTACGAGTTCTTTCTGGTGAACAACTTAATGAAATTAAGAAGAAACTTGATAAAGGTGGTATAAATGATAAACTTAAACGATCTCGTAGAAGTTAATCTTCAAGAGCCTGATGATTTTTTGAAGATTAGAGAAACATTGTCTAGGATTGGTGTTGCGTCTCGAAAAGATAAGACTCTATATCAATCTTGCCATATTTTACACAAACAAGGCAAATATTATATCGTCCACTTCAAAGAAATGTTTTTACTAGATGGTAAAAGCTCAGACTTCACGGAAGATGATAAAGCAAGAAGAAATACTATTGCCAATCTTCTTCATGAGTGGGAATTGCTAGATTTGGTAGATGAGAGTAAAACTCAATCTCCAGTGGCAACACTAAGTCAAATCAAAGTTATTTCTCATAAAGAAAAGTCTGACTGGAAACTTGTTACTAAATATACCATAGGTAAAAAGAACAAAGAAACTGTCAACTAACAGAGGACACAATGTTTGACAAAATCAAAATTTGGGTAGTTTCCACTTATGAAAAAGTGAAAGAAAATATGCCAAAGATTGACCTAAAGCAGAACAAGAACGTAGATGTTACTTGGAACAATGACGGTCAACCAGAATTTAAAGAAAAAGAAAAGAAGAAGACTCCCCGCAAGAAAAAGTAAGTGAAAGGAAATTATGATGGCTGTGAAATTGTCTATGTATAAAACTCATCCTGATATTGTATTACCTGAATTTTCAACCAAGCAATCTGCTTGTTTTGATATCGCATATCAAGGTGCAGGTAAACAATGGTATTCGGGATATAATGAGACCAATAAACCTTTTACCAGAAATACACCGAAAGGTGATGTATTCGTTAATGCTGGTGAAAGGGTTATGGTTCCTACAGGACTCATTCTAGATATTCCTGAAGGATATTCTGTAAGACTTCACGCAAGATCAGGTCTATCACTCAAACGAGGAATCGTTTTAGCAAACAGCGAAGCAGTAATTGATTCTGACTATGTAGATGAGCTAATGGTTCTTCTATATAATAGGTCAACTGTTGGTATGTGGGTTAGAAATGGTGATAGGATTGCCCAAGGCGAATTAGTAAAACAAGAGAAGTATGATATTGTTGAAACTGTGAATAAGCCAGAATTAAAAGCAAATCGTGTTGGCGGATTAGGTTCTACAGGAGTTAGTAATGCTAAAAAGCCTAAAACTTGATGAAATTTATGTAACCAAGCCTACCACAATTAATGTGTATGGTGGGGTTAAGATTCATATTGATGATAATAATGAAATCACTGTTGAGGGTCATAGTAAACTAAAATTTACTACTGACTCCGACATTGAATTTGATGGTAAAAATATCAACCTTCAAGCACAAGAAAATGTATATATTGGTGCCGGTAAACACATCGTTGAGCAGGCACCAAGGATTGATTTTAACCCAGAATATGATAAAAGTGGATATAAGAAATAATGCCAGGGGCACATAGAGACACAGACAAGAGAAAATGTGGAGCTGCCACAGAAGTATTTGGAAATTCTACAGTATTTGTTAATAATTTACTATGGGCAGTTGAGGATGATGTGTGCGATCATGGTGGAGGTAGGTTGAAACCTGTAACCGGACCGCCTAGCATATATGTAGAGAATAAATTTATTATATGTGCCATAGGAGACACCACTAAAGAAATAGATTTAAAATTACATCCGCCTGGAGTGAATGATCCTAAAGGTCGATCATCAGATACTTTCGTATATGGTTCCAGTGGTGGAGGAACGGGAGCAGTATCTTGACTTTCTATGTAAATGAAATAGTCAGAGTTCGAAATTCCACTGCTAGAGTTAGATATTATGATGCTAACTCTAGCACACTTATACTAATGGATATTCGAGGCGAAATTAAATCCGGAGACACTGTAACAGGTGATGAATCTGGTGTAAGATTCACTTTTAATACATTTAATATTTCAGATGAAATAGATTTACAAGATTATGAGAATTATTTAATTGAAAATGATAATATTTTAATATGTCTCGATAGTGGAGCATATGTTGCAACAGATGCTCACTTTAATGGGCTTCCCTCCCAAGATTATCAAAGAACATATTTCATCACATTATAAGGAAATTTTTATATGCCTGTTTCAATATCAAATTTAACATCAACTTGGGCAAATTCTTATTTTAATTATATAGGACTAGGATTGAATGTAAATGCTACAGAATATAATGAAAATTCTAGCATAATAAAATTTTCAATAAATGATGATGAAAAACTAAAACTTTCCCCAAACGGAACACTATATGTAAATGGAATATCTTTAACAACCCAAACAACTGAACTTGCAGAGTTGGCATATGATAAAGCCAACTCTGCTTACGATATTGCAATTATAGGTGGTGGTGAAATTTCTGTTGTGACAATTGCTGCATACGATAAAGCCAATGCTGCTAATTTGTTAGCATATAATACCGGAATAGGTGCTAATGCATTTACTTCTGCTACAATTGCTGGTGCTAATACTGCCGTAGGTGCTGGTGCTAATGCATTTACTACATCCACTAACACATTCTTAAGATCAGTTATAGCAGGTGCTAACACAGCAGTAGGTGCTGGTGCCAATGCATTTACCACATCCACTAACACATTCTTAAGATCAGTTATTGCTGGTGCAAATACTGCCGTAGGCACTGGTGCTAATGCATTTACCACATCCACTAACACATTCTTAAGATCAGTTATTGCTGGTGCTAATACTGCCGTAGGTGCTGGTGCTAATGCATTTACTTCTGCTACAATTGCTGGTGCTAATACTGCCGTAGGTGCTGGTGCAAATGCATTTACCACATCCACTAACACATTCTTAAGATCAGTTATTGCTGGTGCTAATACAGCAGTTGGTGCTGGTGCCAATGCTTATGCTGCATCAGTTGGTGCTGGTGCTAATGCTTATCTATTATCAGTTATTGCTGGTGCAAATACTGCCGTAGGCACTGGTGCTAATGCTTATGCTACAGCAACATTTTTACCTTCAAGTTCATATACAGCATCAGACATATTAACCAAAATAAAAACTGTTGATGGTTCTGGTTCTGGATTAGATGCTGATACGGTAGACGGAATCCAAGCTGCGAGTTTCTTACGAAGTGATGCTGCTGATACTGCAACTGGTGACATAACACTAAAATCTGGTACATTTACTAACTATTCATCAACTAATACTGATATAACAGGTTTGATACCCGGTTCAACTGGCGGCGGACTGATTTACGCACCAAGCAGTGCACACTTAATTATCGGTTTGAGGGAAAATGATGTGAATGATAGTTTTGCTATCATTTCAGGTGGCGGAAATTATTCTACTGATATAACTTATGATACAGTTGTTGCCAGATTCCTCTCTAATGGTAACTCACACTTTGGCGGAAATATTACAGTCACTGGCACAGTAGATGGCCGTGATATTGCAACAGACGGCACAAAACTTGATGGAATCGAATCTGGTGCAACTGCCGATCAAACTGCATCAGAAATCCTATCTGCACTATTGACAGTTGATGGTGTTGGTTCAGGTCTAGATGCTGATTTGCTAGATGGATATGCAGCAAGCGTAGGTTCAACATCTGGACCAGCAGATACCATTGTTCTAAGAAACTCAAGTGGCGATGATTATCGTCGTTATGGTTTCGCATCATATTTTAATATGAGTCATTCAGTTACCACACGATCTTCTGAGACAGTGTTTTTCTCATCCACTGATTCGTATATAAGAAAAAATGATGCAACTGGTATGAGGGCATCATTAAATGTACCAACAAGAACTGGTGGTGATGCATCTGGAACTTGGGGAATATCTATTACAGGTGATGCGGGAACATTAGATGGGCTTGATAGTACTAGTTTTTTGAGAAGTAATGCAAGTGATGTATTTAGTGGTGGGGTGTTACAAGTATACAATGATTCTGCTATTGATATAACCAATACAGGACAAATAAATGGCCTTCAGGTATATCAGCCAACAGCAGGTGCTGATGCATTAATAACCTTTCATGTAGGTGGTGACTATGCGTTTCATTTTGGATTGAGCGGTGATGATAATCAACTTTCTGTTGGAGGTTGGTCAATGGGTGCTAACAAGTATAAAGTTTGGCACGCAGGAAATGATGGTTCTGGTTCAGGTCTAGATGCTGACACATTAGATACATATCAAGCATCAGATTTTCCTAGAAAAACAGAAAATGCGACTATAAGTGGAGATTGGATTTTTAACGAAACGATCAACTTTAATAGTACAACTGCAACATCTCTGTCAACAGGTGCTGCATGGTTTTCAGGTAGCAGTGGTGCTATTTTACTCGACAATGGAGGTCATAAAAGAATTTCTTGGAATGATGGTGGCGGAAACTTTAATATTAGAGCCGGACACTATTTCAATGGATCTGTAATAGCTGCAAAGGGAACCAACGAATCTGACGGTGGGGCAGTGGCTTTAGTAATGTCTAGTGATTCGGCTGCTGGGGTTTTTAGTGTATCTGTAGCACCAATAACTGTCGCAGGACAAACAATTTCTTCATGGACAAATACGTTAAAGGTAGATACTACTGCTACTAGTGCAGGTGCCGGTGGATTGAAATATAATGAGGCACAAGTTTGGCACGCAGGAAATGATGGTTCTGGTTCAGGTCTAGATGCCGATTTACTTGATGGAGAACATGGATCATATTATTCTCCTTTAACAATCACACAGCTTGCATATGATAAAGCCAATTCTGCTAATTTACTTGCTTATAATACCGGAATAGGAGCTAATGCTTATTCTACTGCAACATTTTTAGCCAAAACTGGCGGAATTATTAATGGAACATTAGAAGTAGGTGGAACATCAGTTTCGGGTGCTGAGGGTGGTGAAATTAGATTTACTAAAGCCCCCACTTCTACTTTGTCTGGCAGCAGCATTGTTTTGGATAATAATGGAAATAATATAAGAATTTTTGAAAGTGGTGGTACATTTAGGGGATATACATTTGATTTATCTACGGCCGGGGCTGGAGCAAGCACGACATTATTAAATAGTACAAATCTTTGGTCTACCATGAATATGGTAAATGTTAAAAGTTATGGTGCAATTGGAAATGGTTCTAATGATGATACTTCTTCTATAAATTCTGCCATTGCATATATAAATTCTAACGGAGGAATATTATATTTCCCAAAGGGAAATTATAAAGTAACTTCTGCATTAACTTCTATAACTAAAGGAGGCATAAAAATTGTAGGTGATGGTATAGGTAATACCGTAATAACTCCAGTTGGAACATTTACATTATTTACTATTGGTGGAACATCAACCAGAGTATATTGGATGAATATTGAAAATATTTATATATATGGACTAAATCACACAGGAATAGTTTTCAATTTAGATCATACACAGGGAATTTCTTTTTATAATGTATTTCTTGATAATTGTTACAACCCTGTTAATATGAGACAAGTTCATAATACAACATTTGAAGATTTCTATTGTGAAAATATTCGCGGAAATTATGGTATGAAAATATATGCTTCAGGCTCAACTAGAAATAGTACTACAGAAAGATCGGATATATTAAATCTAGAAAGGGTTATATTAGCTGGAAATAATTCTGCCGGAAGTTCTCACGCTAATAGTTGCAAGTTATTGCATATAGATGGGTTTATTGCATCCATATATATGGATAAGGTTCAGTTATTAAGAGGCCACACTGGAATATATTGTGTAAATTCTCCAGGATTACCATACGGATCATATCCACAATTTATTCAAGGGCAAAATTTGGATTTGGAGTTTAATTATTATAATGCAGCGTATATTTCACATCTAGAAGGATTAAACATAACTAATTTATATTGTCATGGTGCAGTCACTGACATTGGTATGAATTTTGGTACGAATACATCTGGAATTAGACTGTCTAATGGTAAAATAGCCGGACATGCCGCATTTGGAGCGGTATTTAATGGAACTGGTATTGGATTGACCGATATTGATGTATATAATAACGGAACTGCCGTTCCAAATGGTTATGATGGGATATATTTGTCTTCGACAGTAAATGGTTTTCAGATGATTGGTGGTTCCGCTGGAAAAGCACCTTGGTTTTCATACACAGAGACTCAAAGATATGGAATAAACATATCATCAGGTGCGGCAAGGTCTCAACTTATAGGAGTTAGGTTAAACGGAAATGCTACTGGAACATACTTTGGATCAGCAACAACATCCGGTTTGGTGACATCATAAAAAATATACTTGACAACTCAATAAAAATGTATTATAAATAGTGATGTTGGGGATAAGGTTATTGCGTACCTCAACTCTGTCTTGCCTTATAGGGAGACAATATAATAACTTGCTAACATAGGAGTTAAAAAATGATGACAAGCGTAAATCTATATGATCCATTCGGCTTCACTAATGTATCGAAAGGAACAGTTGGTTTTGATGATATGATCAAAAAACTGTCTTCTATTAGTGAAACCCTTCCCAAAATTTCCACATATCCTCCTTACAATATTCGTAAGACTGGTGAAAATACATATGTGATTGAAATCGCTGTTGCCGGATTTGGACAACAGGATATTGAAATTGTTATGGAAGACGGAACATTGACAATCAAAGGTCAAGTGAATAGTGACGAAGATTCTGAGTTCCTATTCAAAGGAATTGCGGATCGTGCATTCACACGCAAATTTACTCTTGCTGATACAGTAGAAGTAAAGAATGCTGACCTAATCAACGGTATGCTTAAAATCTGGTTGGAACGATTCATTCCAGAAAATAAGAAACCAAAGAAGATTGAAATTGGTTCTAAGGAGGAGTCTTCTGCCGAAAAAAAGTTATTGACCGAATAAAATCATTTATAAGTAGGAGAGGGTGGTGACACCCTCTCTTTTTATTATAGGAGGGCAAAATGCCTGTAATTGACGCAAAGGTGGAACTACAAAAGTATCTGGCTTCCACTAATCATTTCAAAGGTAAGATCAACGGAAAATTCAAAGAAGACACATATCAAGCAATTCGTGATGTGTTGAAGAATGATGAGAATGTTGATGCAAAAACATGGGATAATGCAAGACTAATTATTGCTGGTGAACAGCTTCTGTATAAATCAATGGACATTGAAGTTGGTAATATCGATGGTCTAATTGGTCCTTCTACAGAACATGCAAGAGAACTATTCAAAGCCAAAGTAACATTGTCATCAAGAGCCAAAGCAGAAGAAAATCATTCTGTCAAACTAAAGCCTGAAGAATATTATGCCAAAATTTACACATCATTGTTTACGATGGCAAAACTAAAAGATGTAGAAAATCCTGAAATTATCGCACATCTTGGAGCAGCACAAAACTGTCTTGAGACTGGTTATGGTAAATCTATGGTTGGTAATAATGCCTTTGGTATCAAAGGTGAAGGGCCAGCAGGTTCAAGAATTGCATGGACTAATGAAGAAGTCAATGGTAAGATGATTCGTGTTCAGCAAAAGTTTAGGGCATACAATAATCTTGATGAATCTTGTGGTGATTATTTGGACCTTCTGATTAACAATGATCGTTATTCCAAACTATTTCAAGCCAAAACTGTAGAAGAAGCAATCAAAATTCAAGGCACAACAGGGTATGCAACTGCTTCAGATTATGCAAAAACCCTATTGAAAATCCACACTAAATATTCAAAATTGATTGGTAAAAGTGATTATCTTGAACCAATTGTTGTAAAAGTAAATGAGCCTGTGAAGGTTAATGTTCAACCAAAAAGAGCATGGCCGAGACAAAGCGAATGTATGAGATTCTATGGTGAGCCTGGATCAAATCAAGTTAAGTGTAATGTTCCATTCACTATGGTTCTTGCATGGGATACCCGATCTAAACTGACTTCATATACTTGCCATAGATTAGTAAAAGAGCCTATGGAAAGAATCTGGAATCGTACTCTAGAACATTATGGATATGACAAGATTGTTCAACTTCGGTTACACTACTTTGGTGGTTGCCTAAATGTTCGTAAGATGCGTGGTGGTTCTGCATGGTCAATGCACTCATGGGGAATTGCGGTGGATATCGACCCAGATAGAAATTCTCTAAGAACCCCTTGGAAAAAGGCCCAAATGAGTAAACCAGAATATGAGCCATTCGTTCAATTTTGGTATGATGAAGGATTTATCAATTTAGGTAAAGAGAGAGATTTTGACGCTATGCACTACCAAGCGGCTTTGCTATGAGTTGGGAAAGATATTATATAAAATCATTTGAAAGTAAAATTTCACCAGAGCCAAATACAGGATGTTGGCTCTGGTTAGGAAATGTATTAACAAAAAGAAACGGATATGGGGTTTTTACCCATAGACCTAGTGGTATGATAATGCAGAGAGCCCATAGAGTTAGTTGGAAAATATATAAGGATCATAATATTACAGAATCTCATCATGTTTTACATAAATGTGATAATCCGTTATGTGTAAATCCAGAACATTTATTCATCGGAAACCAAAGAGATAATATGAAGGATATGGCAACTAAAAAGAGACACACATACGGCAAAAATCATCCAAAATATATACATGGTAAATATATAGGATGTAACAGAAATCCTAAGTATCATTTATAATTAGAAGGGATTATTATGAAATTGAAAATTGAAAAATCTGTGGTTGTGATTACTCCCACTATTGGACTCCCTGATCTAACAAAAGCAGTAGAATCTGTTAGATCACAGTCTTATAAGAATATCAAACATCTTCTTGTTGTTGATGGACCGGAATACTATGATAAGGTCAATCAATTAATGAGTAAGAATGAAGAAGCCTTTGAATATACTATTACTACTTGCACACCTACTAATGTTGGTGGTAATGGGTTTTACGGTCATCGTGTATATGCTGCATATCCACATCTGGTAAATGAAGATTATGTACTATTTCTGGATGAAGATAATTGGTGGGATCATGATCATGTCACAACTCTTGTTGATAAGATTGAAACTGATGATCTAGAATGGGCACATTCACTAAGAAAAGTCTATATTCATCCAGAGAAACTTCTTGCATACGATAACTGTGAGAGTATTGGACGTTGGCCGATTTGGTTCACCAAAGATAAGACCGAGCAGTTTTTAGTAGACACATCATCATACTGCTTCAAGAGAGAATTTCTAATTCAGGTATGTAATCTCTGGCATTGGGGTTGGGGTGGAGATAGAAGATTTTTTATGCTTATCAAAAATATGGCTAAGTTTGATACCACTGGTATGCACACACTAAACTATAGACTTCCTGATATGGAAAAGGCATACGGTGGCGATTATTCATTTTTTGAAAAAGGTAATGCTGAAATGTTTAAGCAATATGGTGGAGGATATCCGTGGCTATCAAAGATTTAATTATCGGTAATGCAACAAACTATACTTGGAATGACTTAAAGTATTGGGTCAATTCTATCAAGAAGACTGGATTTGATGGTGATGTTGTTCTTACAGGAACAAACATGACCAAGGAAACAATTGATAAACTCACAGAAATGGGTGTGGAGTTATCATTATATGGTACACAGAAAGATAATGGTGATGTGGTTGCTCCAACGAACAATGCACCTCATGTAGAAAGATTTTTCTATCTTTGGAATGCACTACACACAACAAAAACACAGTATCGATATGTAATCACAACAGACACAAGAGATGTTGTTTTTCAACAAAATCCTACTGACTGGTTGGTTGACAATCTGTATATGTATAATCTGGTTGCTTCATCCGAAGGCATGAGATATAAAAATGAACCTTGGGGTAATCAAAATCTCATGGAAACATTTGGACCATTCTTTCATAATTTGTTGAAGGATAAGCACATCTATAATGTTGGAATCATTGCTGGTGAATTTCTTACAGTAAAAGGGCTCATGCTACATATTTTCCAAATGTCTATCAATAGACCAATTCCTATTGTAGATCAGGCAGTATATAACTTTATTATTGATAATCCACCATTTTCAACTGAAACATTCTTGACCAACAATTCTGATGCTTGGGCTATTCAACTTGGAACAACTCTTGAAGCAGTAAAAGCCGGTAGCGGTGATATTGGGTTGAATTTTGGTGCCGACCCCACCAAACAAATGATGTATCAAATGAACTATGAAGATAATCAGCCTAAGTTTGATTCTGGTGTGGTGAAAACTTATGATGGTAAACCATTTGCCATTGTTCATCAGTATGACAGAATCCCAAGCCTCAAAGCAGAAATTGAAAGAATTTATGGAGAATAATATGGATTTGATGATGGACCCAACTTTATTTACAGTAGAGCAATCTAAACAAATGGGTATTTGGCCCCCTTCGGATGTTGTCGGAATTGGTATCATGCCATATATCAAAAGGATGAGAGGGGGTGATCTAAGAATCCTAGATGTTGGTGTAGATAAGGGTGATAATGCAGTATATATGTTAGAGTCTGATTCTGGAATGGTTCCTAAAATTTTCATGATTCATGGTGTTGTATCTGAAGATGCTCCACCAGAACATGAATATATACTCAAGAAGAATACAAAAGACTTTGATAGATTTACTACTTTAGAATTTAAAGACAAATATGATGCTGTATGTGTAAATTCAACACTAAAAAATCTTGACAAACAGATGGAAAAGTATTATAGTATGGTCAAGTCTAATGGTATTTTTTGTGGTAACAACCATGATGAAATCTATGTAAAAGAATCTTTGGCTAAATTTAGACGATCTAATAAAATTGGAACACCTATTATGGTGTCAAATGGTTGTTGGTTCTGGTACGTGAGGTAATTATGAAAAAAACTGCACTTGTTTTAGGAGCCGGTGGATTCATCGGCTCACATATGGTAAAAAGACTGAAAGATGAAGGATATTGGGTAAGAGGTGTAGACCTCAAATATCCTGAGTTTGGAAAAATTCATGCAGATCATTTTATTATTCGTGATCTTCGTGATACTCGTGAAGCGTATGAAATCCTACGATTTGCTGGATGCGAACGAAATCCCTATCAAACATTCAATCTTATGTTTGATGTTCCCTTTGATGAAATCTATCAATTTGCTGCTGATATGGGCGGTGCCGGATATATTTTCACAGGAGAACATGATGCTGATGTAATGCACAATTCAGCAATGATCAATCTAAATGTTCTGGATGGCGTTGTACGTCAACATCTCGGACAGATTACTAGAACAACACCAACCAAGATTTTCTATTCTTCGTCAGCTTGTATGTATCCAGAACATAATCAAATGGACCCAAATGCACCAGATTGTCGTGAAGATACTGCATATCCAGCCAATCCAGATTCTGAATATGGTTGGGAAAAGCTATTTTCAGAACGCCTATATTTCGCATATAGCAGAAACTATAACATTCCAGTTCGTGTTGCACGTTTCCACAATATCTATGGTCCAATGGGAACATGGCAAGGAGGCAGAGAAAAAGCACCTGCTGCAATTTGCCGTAAGGTAATTCAATCAGATGGCACAATTGAGGTTTGGGGAGATGGTGAGCAAACAAGGTCGTTTTTGTATATTGATGATTGTATTGATGCTGTACGTCTTCATATGGAGTCTGATTTCAGCGGCCCTGTAAATATTGGGTCAGAAGAAATGGTTACGATCAATCAACTTGTTGATATCGCAAAGTCTATTGAAAGAAAGAATAATGTAGAGATTAAGTATGTCGATGGTCCTACAGGTGTTCGTGGAAGAAATTCCCATAATGAACTTATCAAAAAAGAGCTTGGTTGGGAACCTAAGTATTCTCTCAAAGATGGCATTGAGAACACATATAATTGGATAAAAAGTCAGATTGATAATGAAGCCAATGCTAAGACTAAGGCACGTCAACATTTTTGGGTATGCTGATCTTTTTGATATTAATTATTAAACAAAGGAAAATATTATGAACGACGATGTTTTTATATACAGTTCAAGCGGTAGACTACCTAATGGGCACGGAATCTCTGGATATGGCATAGGAAATTTGATTAAAAATATGACCGATCCAGTTGGATGTGAAATTGGAGTTGAAAGAGGATATACGACAGAATATTTTTTGAGAGTCAATAAAACAACAAAAATTTACTGTATCGACCCTTTTGCAAATTATATTGACTGGAACGGTGAAAATAAGAATGAGAGAGATATGGTATACAAAGAGTTCCTACAGAGGATGTCTCCATTTAGTGATAGGGTTAACATTATTAAAAAATATTCAGATGATGCAGTTAATGATGTTCCCGACAATTCTTTAGACTTTATTTTCATTGACGGCCTACATACATATGAACAAGTCACCAAAGACATGCAAAATTATTATGATAAGGTGAAATCTGGTGGAATTTTTTCAGGCCACGACTTCAGTTTGATAGATTGTATTAATCGAGCAGTTAAAGACTTTGCAAAAACAAAAGGAAAAGAAATTCTAACAACAGAGCACGACGTTTGGTATTGGTACAAATAATTATAGGTGATACGCATGATAAAGATAGGATTTGCAGATTTTGGAATGACGCCAGATTGGTTTATGGGTATATTAAAACAAAAATATGATGTTGTTAGAGATGACGACAATCCACATATATTGATATTTGGTGATGAGAATTTCGGTAATAAGAATGAACAATATGATCCCCAAAAAGTATTTAAAGTTTTTGTTACAGGAGAAAATAGGAGATTTTGGAATTATAAGTGTCATGCTGGTATAACTTTTGATCATATTGATGACAGTCGTCATTTCAGAATGCCTCTATATATACATGAAATATACTCTCTAACCAAAGAACAAGGATTTTATGATATTGATAATTTCCCTCCTCCAAAAGATAAAACCGGATTTGCAACTTTTGTAGTCAGTAATCCATACTCTGAAAAACGCAATCAATTATTTGGTCTCATCAATGAATATAAAAAGGTTGATAGCGGAGGTCCACTTTTCAATAATATAGGCTATAAATTATCAAGATTGACCAGAGATAAGATAGAATTTCTTGAAACTAGAAAATTCAATTTGGCGTTTGAGAATAGTAGTTATGCTGGATATGCTACAGAAAAAATATTACATTCTTTTTATGCTAGAACAATTCCTGTGTATTGGGGAAGCCCAACAATAGATTTAGATTTTAATCCAGATGCTATGATTAACTGGCATGATTATCGTGATGATACTAAATTTTTAGAAAGAATAATTGAAGTTGACAACAATGATGAGTTGTACTATAATATGTTAAGTCAGCCTATGTTCAGGAATAACAGGCCCAACAAATATATGGATATGAATATCTTCTTAGATTGGTGGGATAATAGCATAATGTCGAGGATTCGCTTTCTATAATTTTCTTAAAAAGGATGTAATATCATGAGTGATATAACAATTGTAACGGCCTTCTTTGATATAGGAAGGTCTAATTGGAATAAAACTATACACAATGTCGAAACTCCACATTACATTCCAAGGTCAACAGAATTATATTTTAGTTATTTTGAAAATTTATCTAAAATGAAAAATGATATGATCATATTTTGCGATGAACAAAATGTCAATCGTATTGAAAATATCAGAAAAAATAATGCACCCGAATCAAATACTACGGTGATTTCTACAAATTTTCAAGAAACAGTAAAGAATATGAAGCCTACTATAGAAAAAATTCAAAGGCAACCAGAGTATTATAAATTTGTTGACGACCCACGTATGCCGGAGTATTGGAATGCTGATTATGTTTTGGTAAATTATATGAAAACAGATTTCGTTAATCATGCATATGATAATGCGATTATCAAGACAAATTTGGCTGCTTGGTTAGACTTTGGATATGTCAGAAATCCTGAAATGTTACCCGATACTCTTTTATGGGAATATGATTTCGATTCAGATAAAATGCACTATTTTATTAAACGGCCTATGGATTTTGGACGGCCAATATTTGATATTGTGCGAACAAATTCAGTATATATCATGGGATGTCACATTGTAGGCGGTAAAGACCCTTGGTTAAAACACAAACATATGAATATGAGGTCTATGGGCTCTCTTTTAGACTGTGGGTTGGTTGATGATGATCAAACAATTCTTTTGATGAATTATAGAGCAAATCCTAAAATGTTTGATCTACATAAGATAGATATACAGAATGAGAATTGGAAAGAGTGGAATGTTGTTATGAAAAATTTTAATAGGAGATAATGATGAACTTAACTGAAATGGTTGTTCTTGAAACAGACTTTATTCAACGTGCATATGACAACAAATGGGAAAAAGTTGTCAAGATTATGGACACTGAAAATGGATACACATATCGTAATGAGAATGGTGTATCTGTAACACTAATTCCCGAGAAATGGGTAACTGTCGATGTAATCGACTATATGGCGGAGATTGTAGACTAATGACAAAAAATATTAAACTGGTTAGACTAATCAATGGTGAAGAAATTCTATGTGAAGTGGTATCTGATGTAGGATTTCAAGTTACGGTCAAGAATCCTCTTAGGGTTGTTGTGATTCCAAACAAATCGAATCCAAACAGCCCAACAGTTGGTCTTGCACCGTGGGCAGAATTTTCGGACGATGAGGCGTTTTTGCTTGAAAAATCTCATGTTCTTGCTATAATGAACCCTGTGAAAGAGTTTGTGTCTCAGTATAATTCAACATTCTCTGGAATCATTACTCCAACAAGCGGACTACTTTTACCACAAGGATAAAAATGACAAAGACATTCTACACAAATGTTCAGACTTATGGTTCAAAAATTCTTTACCGAGGTGTTGAAAATGGTAGAAAAGTAAGAGGTAGAGTGGGGTATAATCCCACTCTATTTGTTTCATCAAACAAGCCCACAAAATATACCACAATTTATGGTGAATATGTAGATAAGATTGAACCCGGCAGTATCAGAGACTGTCGGGATTTTGTCGATAAGTACAGTGAAGTTGAAAACTTCAAAGTATATGGTATGCAGAAGTATGAGTATGCGTTCATTTCTGATCAGCATCCAGATGATGTTGAATGGGATAAAGACTATATTAATATCTGCAATATTGACATCGAGGTAGGCTCGGAAAATGGTTTTCCTGAGCCCGAAACTGCATATGAACCTATTACTGCCATCACATATAAGATGGGTGATACCTATATCGTCTTTGGTTGTGGAGATTTCCACAATACTAGAGATGATGTTAAGTATATCAAATGTGCGAATGAAATCGATCTAATCAAGAGATTCATTGATGAATGGTCGGGCAATTATCCAGACATCATCACGGGATGGAACGTGAAGATGTTCGATATTCCATATCTTGTGAATAGAATTACCAAGTTGATGGGAGAAGACTTTATGAAAAGACTTTCCCCTTGGAATACTGTATATGATAGAATTACCAATTTCAGTATGGGCAGACAGTCCAAGACATACACAATTCTAGGCATTTCTTGTCTGGATTATATTGAACTATATCAAAAGTATGCTCCTTCTGGAAAGTCTAGGGATTCATATAGACTTGATAACATCGCACATATTGAACTGAAAGAGCGTAAGTTGTCATATGAGGAATATGGGAATCTTCATACTCTTTATCGTGACAATTTTCAACTGTTCATTGAGTATAACATCAAGGACGTTGAACTGATCGAGAGGCTTGATGACAAACTAAAACTATTAGAACTTGCCCTAACTCTAGCATATGATTCCAAGACCAATTATGATGATGTATTCACACAGGTTAGAATGTGGGATGCTCTCATCTATAATCATCTCAAGAAAAACAATGTTGTAATTCCTCCTGTTCGCAAAAACAGTAAGAATGCAGCATATGTTGGAGCATATGTTAAAGAACCTATCATCGGCCTACATCATTGGATGGCATCCTTTGATTTGAACTCTCTATATCCACATTTGATTATTCAATACAACATATCACCAGAAATGTTTATTGAGCCTGATAAGTATAACCATAACATGAGGGATATTATCAGTCAGGGCATTACTGTAGATAGAATGTTGGAGAAAGAAATTGATACATCAGGTCTGCCTAAAGAATCTGTTACGCTGACTCCAAACGGACAATTCTTCCGTGTGGATAAGCAAGGATTTCTTTCTAAGATGATGGAAGATATGTATAATGATAGAACTGTATATAAAAAGAAAGCGATTGAAGCGAAGAAAGACCTAGAGAAAGTTATGGCGGAGATTAATCGTCGCAAAAAAGTATAGCAGACAAAATAATACTAAATACCTCTGTTCCGAAAGCGGGAGTATTTTATGCCAAATCAAAATAGTCATATCACCAAAATTGTTAATTTGAACATAAAACAAATTGAAAAAATGCTTATTGAAGGATTCAGTGTAAGTGAGATTTCCAAATCACTAAGTTTGCCTTATGCCGCTATTTATAACGGCATAAGAAGGCATAATATGTCACATTTTGTTAGTGTGAGTAAAAATGGAAAATCAAAAACTTCTAAGCAGTATCATGATCGCATTCAAAAATTTGATTATGATACATTAAAAGAAGAATATATTGATAATAAATTAAATTTATATGAAATTGCTGATAAGTATGATATGAGTGCATCATCTGTTTTTTTATATATGAAAAAACTTGGTGTTGATACAAGGTCCAAAAGAGATGCGTCTCTTTTGATGTATGAGAAGAAACCGGAAATAAAAGATATTCTTCGTCAATTAGCATTCGATGGCGTAACAGGTATTCATAATAAAAATTTTAATAGAAGAGAAACCTCGATTGAGAGGTCTTTCGAAAAATTTTGCCAAGAAAATAATATATCATTCATTAAACAATATCAAATTAATGGTGAAGGACACAGATATGATTTTTTGGTATTAGATAAACTTCTTATAGAACTTGATGGAGTATTTTGGCATAGTACAGATAAACAGAAGATGTTGGATGAAGAATATAATAAACTTGCAATCCAACACGGTTATGATATAATTAGATTTACGGATATAGAGATTAAAAAAACGAAAGGGAAATGTTTTGATGCAGTTAGAAAATTTATCTGACAGTGAATTAGAAGAACTTAAGCATATTCTTGAAATGAAAATTGCAAGGTATAATAACCTGCAATTGGCTAAAAAGGTGTGTCTTTAACTCGGCATATGGATCAATTGGTAATGAATATTTTAGGTTTTATGATATTCGTCAGGCAACAGCAATTACCACATCAGGGCAATTGTCAATTCGATGGATTGAAAAGAAAATTAATCAATACCTAAATAAAATACTGAACAGCAATAAGGATTACATCGTTGCATCGGATACTGACTCAATTTATATTGTATTTGATGAACTTGTTAGGCAGACTATTAAAAAACAGAATCATTCTGCTTCAACAAAATCGATTATCGCATTCTTGGATAAGGTATGCGAAAATAAAATTCAACCATTTATTAACGATTCTTATGATGAACTTTATAGATATACTAATGCGTATTCTCAAAAGATGATCATGAAGCGTGAAGCCTTGGCAGATAAGGGTATCTGGACTGCCAAGAAAAGATATGTTATGAATGTGTATAATAATGAAGGCGTAGAGTATGCCAAACCAGAACCAAAGGTTATGGGTCTTGAAATGATTAAGAGTTCTACACCATCCGCGTGTAAGGATAAACTATGGGAAGCATTGGATATTATTCTAAACAAAAGTGAGGCAGAACTTATCGACTTCATTCAAGATTTCAAGGCAAAATTTAGAAAGCAGAATCCAGCAGATATTGCTTTTCCAAGAGGTGTAAATGGACTAGATAAATATTCCAGGGTTGATAAAGGAATACCCATTCATGTGAGAGGGTCATTACTTTATAACAAACTTGTGGCTATGAAAAAGCTGGATAAGAAGTATCAACTTATCAAGGAAGGTGAAAAGATCAAATTTATCTATCTCAAAGAACCAAATACCGTTAAATCTAATATCATCTCATTCCCACAAACTATTCCAGAAGAATTTGACTTGACAAAATATATCGACTATGATATACAGTTCGAGAAGTCGTTTGTTGAACCACTCAAAATTATTCTTGACTCTATTGGGTGGAAGACGGAAAAAACTTCATCCCTCGAAGCATTTTTCTCTTGACATCCGACCAACCATCGGTTATACTTCTCGGACACTAAAGAAACGGACCTGTAGCATAACGGTTAATGCCAATCGCTCATAACGGTTCAGATGGGGGTTCAAATCCCTCCGGGTCCACCATGCGAATGTAGTCCAACAGGTAGAGACAGCAGACTTATACAATTTGAGCATATAGATAGGAAACTTCTATATGAATCTGGTCAAATTCGGTGAAACCTGTAAAATGGCAATACCGAGCTAAACAAAGTGCCTTCACTTCTTCTTATTTTTTCCACGATAAGTAGGAGTGAGAGCATGGCAATTAGGACACAAAAGACGGAGATTATTGAAGTTGTTGTTTTCGTTATCTCCGTCTATGTGATCTAATTCCAGAGGAATTGGTTCGTTTAGCCAAGTTGTTGAAGAACAGTTAGAACAAACTCGTTCTAATAAACCTTCTTCCAACAACCTGTTTTTGAGCTTAAAGGACGATATAGGATACTGGTTAGATAAGTAATCCTTAATATCTCTTTTTGGGCCAAAAACTTGTCCTTTGGCCCATCCTTGTTGACTAAAGTGGGAAATGTCGATATTATACTTGGCAACGGCCTTGTGAATGACTCGATAATTTCCTCCTTGACAAGAGATACCTAAAGTGATAAGTGCTTCTCGAATAGACCGAGAAGAAGATATAGCGTGTCGCAATTCTTCTTCTGTGTATCGATGTTTAACCATAGTTCCTCCTTTGGAAGTGTAGAGACTTGACGGCCAGTACCTAAGTATGGTAACATATATGGTAAAGATAAAGTCCAGACCACAAACAGCCTATACCTATTTATGTATATTCTGGTAGTGAAAACTATAGTGGTATGAAAATCTGCAAAGTGTGAGTTCGAATCTCACCATTCGCACCATAACAGGAGAATGCAATGAAACTTCTCGTCGGTCTTATTCTACTGTGTAATGTGATTCAAATTGGTCTTGTAGTTTATGTGACAACATTCCTGTGAGGTTAAAATGAGCGATAAACTGATTCTGTATATCACAATCTTTTTCTTCTCGGTTTTATTGTTCATGGAAACCATGCTGTATCATCTATAAATACTATGTTATCAACAATGTGGGGAAATTCCCCACATTTTTTATTTAGAGGGGGGTTATGCAATACCTAGTATTATTCACTGGACTTGTATTATCTGGGGTTGCTGCATTTTTCAGCATTGTTGGTCTGACAGCAATCTTTTCAGGAGATTTCTGGTCCATTGTAATTATGGGAACTGCACTTGAAGTTGCTAAACTGGTAACAGTGTCTTGGTTATATCACAATTGGAAAACCTGTCCGAATTTTGTAAGGACATATCTATCTATCACCGTAGCAGTTTTGATGCTTATTACTTCTATGGGTATCTTTGGGTTTTTATCCCGTTCACATATTGAACAACAACTTAAACTGAATACTGGTGTCGCAAACGAGATATCAGTCGTCAAAAGTAGAATGAAGGTCAAAGAAGATTCTATCAAAGACATCGATAAGCAAATTCTTATGATCGATAATGCAGTTGAAAAACTGAATGAAAAGGGCAGGTCTAATGACTCATTAAAAGCATCTGGTCAACAGAGAAAGAATAGAGAAACCCTAGTAGAAAGTAAGAATACTGAAATCCTAGAACTATCTAAACTCAAAGAGCAATTAATCAAGTATGAATCTGAGTTTAGAAAGGTTGAGGCTGAAGTTGGTCCTGTAAAATATGTTGCAGAACTTGTGTATGGTGAATCTGACGAAAAAATCTTGGATAAAGCAGTAAGAATGGTGATACTAATCATCATATTTGTTTTTGATCCACTGGCAGTTTTGCTTCTTATTGCATATAATATCACACTAAATAACAAGGTTCCTGTCAAGAAATCCAAGAAAAATTATGACGATTATAGTGATATGGAATATATCACGATTCAACCACAACCATATAAAAGACGTAGAAGCACCAAAAAGAAGGCTGAAGAACCATCATGATACCTTTACCACTATACATTATATGGTTATGGATTTGTGAAATATTCAGTAGATATACAGGAACAATCGCCATAATTGCGATACTTGTAATCATGTATATCTTTTTGAGGAACGCATGAAATACTCTGGTCTAATATACAGAATTTATCATTGGTTGGCACAAATACCACCAATGATAAGATTCGAGACCAAAGACCCACTAACACCAGAAGAAAAGCAGAAAATAATAAATCTGCTTGCTTCTGGTTATTATATTATACTCACGGGCAACAACTATCATTTGTCAAGTCTATTTGTGAAGTTTATGACTCTAATAAAATTAAAGAAGAAAACACGGTATAGTCATGTTCTAATGAATTGCGACTTTATGGAGAAACCAGAAGATGTTGGACGATTTAAGTTTATGGAGGCTACTGTTGCTGGTGTTCATTACTCTACATTTGATGAAGTATTTGATTGTGATACTGTCTGCTTACTTTCCCCAACTCATATGAAGAATGAGAGATGGACTGAAGTCATTGATGCTCTACTTAGATATAATGGCAGACCATACGATGATTTGTTTCAGTTGGCAGATCAAAACTATATTTCATGTGTAGAGTTAGTACGTATTGCCTTGATGGCAAATAACGAGTATAATGAGAACTTCGCAAAATTTGAAGAAATGATTATTCAAGAAGGTAATCTACTTCCTCAAATGTTTCGTGATTGCGAAGACTTCAAAGTTGTTTATGAAGTATAACAATCGGGAGATTCCGATTGATTTTCAAAAAAGGAGAAACTTATGTCAGATATGTTTGAAACTCTAATGAAAGAGACTGGTAATGAATATGCTACAATTGCAGAAGATGGAATTGAAGCAGGTGATATTACAGGTTATATCTCAACAGGTTCATATTCACTAAATGCACTAATGTCGGGGTCTATCTATGGTGGATTTCCTGCAAACAAGGTTACTGCATTGGCTGGAGAACCATCTACCGGCAAAACATTCTATGCAATCAATATTTGTAGAGAATTTCTAAAGTCCAATCCTACTGGTTTTATTTTCTATTTTGAGTCAGAGTCTGCAATCTCTAAGGAAATGTTGTCTGATAGAGGTGTAGATACAAAACGAATTGCAGTCATTCCAGTTGCAACCGTTCAAGAATTTAGGACACAAGCCATCAAAATCCTTGATAAGTATATGGAAAGAGAGAAAGGCGATAAGTCTGAAAAGCCACCTATGCTATTTGTTCTTGATTCTCTTGGCAATCTATCAACCGAAAAAGAAATTTCGGATATGACAGACGGCAAGGATACTCGTGATATGACACGAGCACAATTGATTCGTGGTGCATTTCGTGTTCTGACTCTCAAGTTGGGTAAAGCCAAAGTTCCAATGATTGTGACAAACCATGTGTATGATGTTACTGGTGCATATGTTCCAATCAAAAAGATGGGTGGTGGTTCTGGTCTTGAATATGCAGCATCTACTATCGTGTTCCTATCCAAGAAAAAGGATAAGACTGATAATGAAGTAACAGGTGCAATCGTTACTGCTGTTCTCAAGAAAGCCCGATTGACCATTGAAAATAAGAAGGTTGAGACTCTACTAGAATATACTGATGGTCTTGATCCATATTATGGTCTATTAGAACTTGCTGAGAAGTTTGAAATCTTCAAGAAAGTTTCAACTAGATATGAACTACCTGATGGAACAAAAGCATTTGAATCAACTATCGTCAAGAATCCAGAAAAGTATTTCACCAAGGAAGTCCTTGACATTATTGACGAAAAATGTAAGAATGAGTTCCTGTATGGTAAAACTAATGTCATGGAGGCAGTAGAATGATTCTCGGTGAAGACTATTCATTTCGTGATGATATCAAAGCGGATACGGTTCCCATTCAGATCAAAACAGGCGTATATAAAGATGTAGTTGTTCGATTTGACAACATTTCTGTCAAGGAAAATGATGATATGTCGGCAACTGTAAGTTTTGTTTATGAACTTGTTGAGATGGGAAATTTCACAGAAACTAAACTTAGGGCTGATGAAAATTTTCAAATTTATGCTGGTAAGATTCTAAACAGTCTTATTATGGAATCGCTAAACGAACCTGGGTGCTAATGGAAATTGATAAAGTAATACTCAAAAATCTGTTGAGGAATGAAGAATATACTAGAAAGGCTCTACCCTTTCTAAAAGATGAATATTTCATGTCTGAAGATGACCGAGTATTATATCAGACAATTCGTGATTTCGTCCTCAAGTATAATACTCAACCAAATACAGATGCTATCATTCTTGAGGTAAATTCAAGGAATGGTCTGTCAGAAGAAGTGGTAAAGTCGGTCGGGAAAATCCTGGCCGACTTTTCTAATGATACAGAACAAACACATATTCAATGGCTTACTGATGCAACAGAGAAATTCTGTCAAGAAAAAGGCATTTATAATGCCATCATGAAGTCTATTGATATCATGAATAATAAGAATAGCACACTAACAAAAGGTGCTATTCCTCAATTGTTATCCGATGCACTTGCTATTTCATTTGATCCAAATGTGGGTCATGATTATCTTGAACAGTATGATGATCGGTTTGAGTATTATCATCGTGTTCAAGAAAAGATTCCATTTGATCTTGAATACTTCAATAAGATCACCAAAGATGGTCTGCCCAAGAAAACTTTGAATATTGCACTTGCAGGAACTGGTGTTGGTAAAAGTTTGTTTATGTGTCATGTGGCAGCATCTTGTCTCAATCAAGGCAAAAATGTTCTATATATTACCCTTGAACTTGCAGAAGAAGAAGTTGCCAAGCGTATTGATGCCAACTTGATGAATATCTCGTTTGAAGATTTGATGCAGTTATCTAAGCAAATGTATGAAAAGAAGGCCCTTGCTATCAAGAACAGAACCAATGGTAAGCTCATCGTCAAAGAATATCCAACCGCTGGTGCATCTGTAGTTCATTTTCGTGCATTGCTAAACGAACTAAATCTTAAGAAGTCTTTCAAACCAGATATCATTTTTGTTGATTATCTTAATATCTGTATGTCATCACGAATCAAACAAGGAAATGGAGTAAATTCATATACATATGTCAAGGCTATTGCCGAAGAACTTAGAGGGCTTGCAGTAGAAAATGAAGTTCCTCTAGTTAGTGCAACACAAACAACTCGATCAGGATTCGTTTCTTCTGACATTGGTCTTGAAGATACCTCAGAATCATTTGGTCTTCCTGCAACAGCAGACTTTATGTTTGCTTTGATTTCATCGGAAGAACTAGATGCTCTGGGTCAAATCATGGTCAAGCAGTTGAAGAATCGTTATAATGATCCAACAGCCAACAAAAGATTTGTGGTAGGTATTGACAGGAGTAAGATGAAGTTGTATGATATCGAGGAGTCTGCTCAAAAGAATATCGTAGATTCAGGTCAGCAGGTAGATAATAAGCCATCGTTCAAAGATAAATTCAAAACCCTAAAGGTGTAAAATGAAATATACTGTATATTCTGTGAAAGATGATGACAATGCAATCCTTCATTGTGTTTGGGAGAATGATACTGAACAACTAATAAAATATTTTGCTTTTGAAGAAGATGCAGTAGAATATGCTAGGTTTTTAGAATTGGGCGGTGGATTTGATGGATTCACTCCAGCATTTATTACAAATGAAATTGATATGGAAAAGCTCGTAGATATTAACACTATTTTCTCAGATAATTTCGCATAAAAAAAGTGCTTGACTTTTATTTCATTGTAGGCTATACTGTGACAATGAATGGAGAAGCACATGCAGATGTCTGTTCGTGGTAAGAACGAAAAACTTACCAAAAAAGAAACCAAGTCACTATTATCATTTCTGGGCCAAGAACTTCTTGGTCCTAAACTTGCCCCAAATGTTTATGTCGAGTTACACTTTCAACCACTAGAAGGTAATGTTTGGGGATTATGTAGTCCTACAGATTACGATTACAAAACACATAGAGACTTTGACATATGGATTTCACCTGAGATTTCTAAAAAAGAACAGATGAAGACAATATGTCATGAGATGGTTCATGTAAAACAGTATGCCCGTGGCGAACTCAAAGATTATAGTTACTGTAAGTTCAAGTGGAAAGGTGTCAAATTACTTATCACAGAAGATAAGGATTACTACACTGCACCGTGGGAAACTGAAGCAAATGAACTAGAATCGGTTCTCTATAACAAGTATAAGAAGCATCTGAAAGGATAAACAATGTCTAATGTTATACCTTACCCGACTATGCCCAAAGGAAAGAGACCTTTGGGCATCAAGCATTCTCGTTATATCAATATGCTATCCAAACTTGCAGCAGATGTTGTAACACCAGCAGTCAATAATGCTCGTCTTGCTGCATGTGTAGTATATAAGAATGATGTCGTGTCGTTTGGTGTGAATGAGATGAAATCGCATCCATTTCAAGCACGATATGGTAAGAACAAAGACTCTGTTTATCTTCACGCAGAAACTTCTGCTATCAAAAATGCACTTAAGTATATAACTCAGGATGAACTAGAAAATTCAACTCTCTATATTTGCAGGGTCAAGTATCACGATTTCACCAAGACCAAGATGATCTTTGGTCTGTCTAAACCGTGTCCTGGCTGTTTTAGGTGCATCAACACCTTCAACATCAAAAGAGTTATATATACACTTGACAATGAAGGGTATGCTATGCTATGATTTGTCAAAATAAGGAGACTGAAAATGTATAACACAAAAACTGTCACGTCATGGGTAGTTGAACGACAGGATGGCAAAGGTGATGTCAAGTTCAATATGTCATTTGACAACTATGACGATGCATTAGATATGTTCAATGAACTAAAGGAGTTGCATGAAGATTCAACCATTTCAATTCATAAAAAACAACAGAAGTTACTTTTGGAGTAGTATTATTTTACTATGGTTGGCAGTTCCTGCAATTGCCAACCCATACCCATATAAAGTTACCCGTGTTATTGATGGTGATACAATTGAGATTGAAGTAGATTTCCTTCCACCAGAATTGGGTAATAAACTAAAAGTTAGAATTTTGGGTGTGGATACAGCAGAAAAAGGAGGACTTGCTAAATGTGAGAAAGAGAAAAAGACTTCAGCAGATGCAAAGCATTTTGTTGAAGAAATGATTTCCAGGTCTTTGGATATCGCTGTAGAAATTAAGAAGTGGGACAAATATGGCGGCAGAGTATTAGGTGACATTGTATTGGATGGTAAAAAACTATCTGTCATTCTATTGGAAAACAACTTTGCTGTGTCCTATGAAGGTAAAAGAAAGATAAAGGATTGGTGTAAATGAAGAAACTACTTTTGGCTCTAACACTACTTGCAGTATCATCAACTTCAACACTTGCCGATGAATGGGCATCAAATTGGAGTTCTGGGAAACCATTTGCAAGGAGTGCAACAGTATCAGACGGGCAATTCACATTCAAGAAGACTAAGAAAACTCGTCCAGTTACAGTTCGGGATATTCCAATTGTTGGTGACATTGTTCGTGGTATGGAGCAGGGAATTGCTTCTTTTTATTGGCAACCACAAGGAGTTGCGTGTGGTGGTCGTTTCAATCCAGAAGCAATGACAGCAGCATCAAAACATTTGAAGTGTGGCACCAGAGTAAGAGTCACAAATAGAAATAATGGAAAATCTGTAGTTGTAACTATTAATGACCGTGGGCCATATATCAAAGGTCGTATCATTGATTTATCTAAAGCAGCGGCTCGCCAAATTGATATGATTAAAAATGGCGTAGTTCCTGTGACTGTAGAGGTTATTAATTAATATGTCCCGCAAGGTAAAGAATTATGATATTATAAATATTCAACAAACTTTACCTTGCGGGAGAATATTATGAACTATATTAAAATATACAACTCTATTATCGATAGGGCGTCTAAAAGAAATAAAACAAAAAATGACGGATTACACAGACATAGAATATTACCAGGGTTTGAAAACGGTTTATATGAAGAAAGTAACATTTGCCTTTTAACGAGAAAAGAGCATAGAATAATACACAAATTGAGGTGGAAAATTTATGGAAAATGGCAAGATTTATCTTCTTATGTTAAATTGGGCGGCAAAAACTGTGACCCTTGGAATAAAGGGATAAAAACTGGCCAAATCCCTTGGAATAAAAATAAAAATACAAAATTTTTAGGTATGTCATATGAAGAAATATATGGCAAAGAAAAAGCATCTTACATAAAAGAAATGAGAAAGGATCAACTACAAAAATATAATCATTTACAAACAAAAATTGTCAAAGAAAAAAGAAAAAAATCTATAATATCATATTATGAAAATAATGAGTCGAAATTGAAAAATGTTAAAAAAAGCGATGAAACTAAGAAAAAATTATCTATTTCTATGAAAAATAAGTCCCTGAAAGAAAGATGTAATTTGACAGATGAAGAATATGTTGCAGTTAAAAAAGAAATGTCACAGAGAGCAATGGGGAATAAAAGCACTAAAGGTAAAAAATGGTTTAATAACGGAAAGACAAATAGATTGTTTTTCCCGAACGAAGTTCCAGATTCCTCTTGGGAACACGGAAGAATAAAAATTATTGACAGCTAAGCAATCATATGGTATGATGTGGATACTGTTGAACAGGAAAGGTACTAATATGACATTCGATGAAAAGATTGAGTATCTTCACCAACAATTAGAAGAGTTGGACGACGATACAATTCCACATGATGAATTTGTCAGCCGACTTGGAGTTCTTCTGCAAGAAGTTGATGATCTGGCAAAAGAGGAAAATATTGTTGATGATGAAATTGATGCTCAAATCAAAATTTCTCGTAAAGCAATTCACTCGTTAATGTCCCATACAATCCACTAAATCTCAACTTGACATGCCAGCCGAATCGCTATATACTTGTATCATTCGGTTGGTATGAAAGGATACACCATGAAGAAGATTTTGACTTTTATCACGACTACTGCACTAACGATTCTTGCTGCTACATCGGCAGCATTCAGCCAAGAAAACCAACTATTTTTCCGACAAGCAGTTGGAACATGGGTTGTGATCGGCCATAAAGGCGATGATAATATTCGGCCAGCGTGTGTAATTGGCCGTGAATGGACTGATGGTTCATCTATGCAGTTAATCTTTGATCTTTCTGATGGAGAGTTTTATATTCGTGTTGAAAATACGGTCTGGGAAATTGGTGATCCTCCTGGCGAATATGGTAACAAGCCCGGCACAAATCCTGCCAAGATTGTATTCATCGGTGAACGCGGAACTTCAAATGCAGCAGTATATTACCAGTTGATTACCAAGAATCTCTTGTTGATTCGGCACCTAAAAGGTGGTCCATTCCTCCGAGATTTTTCTGCGGCAGCAAAGTTTAAGATCATCATGCCTGGGAATATTCAGAATGTAGATATTGACCTAAACGACTCAAGTTCTGCTACTGAACTTCTAATGTCTTGCCTTGATACTTCAAAGAGTGTAAGGTTGAACGGTCCTAAAGAAACGCCCAAGAAAAAGGAACAGGGAGCATAATATGCACCTAGAAAAGTATGATAAGTTGGTTAAACTTCTTCGTGATATCGAGAACCATACACTTGACAAGGAGCAGAAAGACCTGCTAAGATTGGCTCGTTCGATCATCGAAGAACACATCTACGATCAACTAGAAAAGAGGCTATGATGTTTCGTGATATGGTAGTTGCTATTGGATACCTAGCATATGCGGTGTATATTCTAGGTTTCTTCGGATTGGTTGCCGGTCTTGTTCTTATGGGGAATGGATATCTATGATGAAAACTTTGATTGCCGTGGCACTCTCGGTTGTTATGTCTGGTTGTGCTGTTACTGTAGCCAGAACAGAACGCCCAATCCACACAGAAACAGAATATCATCTGACAAATCAGAAGTTGGCATTCATCGAGTTCCACGAGTTCTTTGTCAAGAATCAAAATATGCCAAACTCTGAACCCTTGAAGAACCGTGCCACTGAACTAATGTTTAAGGCTGGTTTGTATCATGCTTGCCATAAGAAAACTGGCTGCTATCTGGTTTATGGAGACAAAAAGATTCGGTTTGAGAAAGAGATGATTTCAATTGAATCTTATGGCACATTTACTTCGGTTGATGATGCTAATCTGGCAGCAAAGGTAATTTATGGAGCATGAATATGTATAAATAACCTTGCACAATCTTAATAGATGGAATGGGTAAATGTTAACTTTTAAACAATTTATTTCAGAACAATTAATTATTCTTGAAAATAGAATCGATTTTATCAAAAATCTATTTAAAAATATATCAACAGAGCATGATCCATTAGGACAACATAAAGATTCCGATTCAATAGTCGATCATTTTGCAACTAATGCAGATCCAACAATAAATAAAGTTCATACCGAATGGATCATGAATAGATATAAAGAAGGTTCTATAAAACAAGAAGATCATCCAAGAATTAGAGACATTTTAACCAAATTTAAGAGTCCTGCCATAAAAAATGAACTGAAAAGTTCTGGCAGACCAACAGATATTAATAGATACCGATCATTATCCTCATTAGAGACAGCAATCCAACCTTACGCTGAAGTTAAGTCTGGTAAAGAAGAAAAGCGAGAAATTAAATCTGAAGGTGCAGATTTGGTGCATGATGATAAAGATTTTGGCGTAACAGTTCATCATATAAAAACAAAAGAGGCTTCTTGCTCATATGGAGCAGGAACAAAATGGTGTACTACTGGTACTAAAGATAATAAATTCGATGAACTTAAATGGGAAGGCCCTATACACATTATTCAACACCAGGGTCGAAAATATCAATTCCAGACTGCAACCAGAGAATTTAAAGATGAAAGAAATGTAAATGTTTCATTTGAAGATTTACATCCAGATATCCCAAAATCATTGGCTCAATCAAATCGACTAGAAATTTCGAAATTGAATCTTTATTTCGGTAATCCACATTACACATTATCGTCTGATACTGCTGGAAAACTATTATACGATCCAGATTATAAGGTCAGAATGGAAGTGGCGAAGCACCCAGAACATGCTGAAAAACTAGTAAATGATAAACATTATATGGTCAGAATGGAAGTGGCGAAGCACCCAGAACATGCTGAAAAACTAGTAAATGATGCGAGCTTAAGTGTTAGAGATCAAGCAAAATGGACATTAGATAATATTAATCATAAATGATAATCAAACCTAATTTATGGAGAATGACCGATGAATCCGGTACTTGCCTTTTATATCGCATGGGTAGTTTGGATTTTTACTGCTTTGTGTGCTGTGATTACTAACTATATTTGGATTTTCAAACTACTAGTATCAGCAAAGGAAATTGGCAATCAAACATTATTACTTGCTATTGTATCAGGTGTTGTTCCACCAATTGGTGCAATTCATGGCGTTTATATTTGGTTCAACGGATTTACAGGACTATAATGGAGTTTATAATAGTTTCAATTTTGGCATTATATCTCTATTTTGGATGCCTGATAATTGCAAAGACTTGTATTAAATATAACATATGGAACGATGATGAATAAAAATCTTTGATATAAAATTATAAAATTATATAAATAGGCATGTAATGTGGTTCACGAGACGGCAATCTCCAACCACCCTAATACTTACAGGAGTATCAGCACATGCCTATTTATAAATCAAATTCATTAGAGTTTTATGTTTATGCTTATCTTAGAGAAGATGGTACGCCTTACTATATTGGTAAAGGAAAATGTAATAGAGCATGGTTAAAGAAAAATAGAGATAAACAGAAACCACCAAAAAACAAATCAAGAATTGTCATATGTGAGTCGAACTTAACTGAGTTAGGTGCTTTTGCCCTTGAACGAAGACTTATTAGATGGTACGGTCGTAAAGATAATGGCACTGGAATATTAAGAAATAGAACAGATGGTGGCGAAGGTGGTTCTGGTTCAATCCGCAGTGTTGAAAGCAAAAAGAATTTATCAAAAATTAGAAAAGGTAAAAATTTGTCTGAAGAAACAAAGAAAAAAATATCAGAATCAACAAAAGGTAAGAAAAATCATTTTTTTGGAAAAAAACATTCAGAAGAAACAAAATTAAAATTAACAGGAAGAAAACTGAGTGAAGAAACAAAAAGAAAAATGTCCAGTTCAAAAAAAGGTATTATCCCATGGAACAAAGGGAAAATATTAAAACGAAAAGACGAATCTAGTAAAATAGAAACAATGACATGACAAATAAAAATCTTTTTTTATGCCATGGTGCATGGTGCACGCCATCTAGTTTCAATTATATAATTAAAAAAATTCTTGATGATAATAATATTGGTGCAATAAAATGTTTTTCATATGATTGCCAAACTGAATCTATAGAAAGTATTATTAGCAGGTCTAAAAATGAATTATATGAATTGTCTAAAAATGGCTTAAAGACTGTAGTTGTGGGCCACTCATTGGGCGGCCTTTTTGCGTTGAGATTGTCTCAAAGACCATATGTTCAACATACAATCACAATGGCATCTCCTTTATCTGGACTGGAATCTCTCAATCCATTCGTCCATTATTATATGATGTATGCCGCACCTATATTCAAACATCTAACGCCTTCATCAAAGTTTATTAAGTATCTTCACAAAAAAGACTATTCCAAGAATACTGTGGAGTGTCTTGTTGCATGTTCGGGATACAATCCAATGATTCCGGTCGAATCTGATGGTGTTGTTCCATTAAAATCACAGTTGACATGGGCACCATCTGGTGCTAAGATCACGATGGTTGAGAAAAATCACTCGGAGATTCTACAGAGTCCCGAGGTGATATTGGCAATAGAAAGAGCATTGAAATGACAAATGAAATTATTGAAAAATTTGCTATTCGTGTGGCATTGGGGAATAATGGTGGCAAGTGGTCATCACATTATACCGAAGAACAAAAAGAGCATTGGCGACAATTTATCAAAGATTTGGTTCATGAAATTGAGGAAAATGGATGATTAATCCACGAAACATAGAACCTTATATAATGTATATTGGATATCTTCATTACAACTACATATATTCTCCAATTAAAAAACTTTGGTTAAGATGGAAATATAGAAAAATGTCCGGTGAAGTAAGAAGGAAATATTTGAAATGACAGATAAGCCCGAGTTCAAAGTTGGTGATATTGTCCTTGAAAGGACTGATAATGGGGACTTGGATTCAAGGACATTGGGTGTTGTAGAAGTCGTTTTTGACAATAGTTTATCAGTTAGACCAAGACATGAACTATATGCAAGAACCTTCAGTGATGGAACCTATCATCTTTCAAAAAGTAGAGCAGTTCTTGCAGATGCTAGATTGGTATATTATCTATGGCAACTAGAATCTAAGTGGAAACGATTTGAAGACTTAGGCCAGTATTTTGGCAAGAAACCAATGTATTTTGAGGAAACTAAAAAATGATTAAAACATATTATCAAATTTCAGGTATTAAATATAAAAAAACTTCTGGTGTCTTTGATGTTTTGTCTTCCAAAGAAAAAGGTGTTGTTGTTGGAACCGTTCGAATGATTGCTGGAGAACTTTTATATTGTTCTCAGGTTGATTATGGATACGATCCTGTAATTTGGACCAAACCAATAGTTGATTGGAGATTGGTCAGTGTTGCCCAGTTGCCAGATGATGAAAAAAATATGATAAGAAACAAAATCTTATCGAGCAATTTTACACAAAACTAGAAAATGGAAATTATTGATAGGAGAAACAAAATGACTGACGCTGAATGGGCAGAAAAATTATTACAAACTACACGAAAAATGACAATTGAAGAGATATGTAGTGAAATGTATTGTCACCCCACTTCAATGCCTTATGGCACCAAAGAAGAAATCATTAGGCAAGTAAGAGAAACTTTAAGAAAATGTGAAGATGATAGAACACATAAATTCAATTTATTATTGCCATATATTTTAATTTTTTATACACCCAACTCAAAGGAAACTGAAGATAATTCGGTTAGTTTTACTATTAAAAAAGCATTGTTGGATATCAATTTGTTATCAGAAGAATTGATTGCTGATATGAATGTCTAATAGGAGAAACAAAATGAATGAAATTATCACTGGCTCTTTCACACTTCCTTACTATGACGGCAAAATGGCAGTACAAAAATCAAAAACGTCCTTTGTTGAATATCGTTTAATTGTTGTTGATCTAAGACAAAAAGAAACTCCCGATCATAATAGAATAATTTTTTCAACTGTGGAAACGATGGAAATTAAGGATTCCACTGATCTAAAAGAAGCAGCAATTCTGAGACATCTTAATGACTTATCTAAAATTGAAAATATTAGTGAGATGAAGATTGATATTGTGAATGTTAATAGGTGGTATCTATAAACACTGCTTGACAACCGAGACCAGATGGTGTAGGATCATCTGGTCTTTTGATATTGGAGAACGATATGCGAAAACTTGCTTCTATTCGTCGTGTTGCAGAGATCAAGCCAATTGATGGTGCAGATGCCATTGAAGCCATTCGTGTTGATGGTTGGTGGTGTGTATCCAAAAAAGGTGAATTTCAGGTTGATGACCTATGCGTATTTTTTGAAATTGATAGTTTTTTACCAGTTCGTCCTGAATTTGAATTTCTTCGGAAGTCGTGCTTTCGGTCAACCAAGAACCTTGGTGATGGATTCCGTTTGAAGACCGTGAAACTTCGTGGTCAGATTTCTCAAGGACTTTGTTTGCCTTTAACAGTTGTTTTTGGAAGAGACTTTATGACTAATAATTGCAGTTCATATGTTTCGCCAATTGAAGGTGAAGATGTAACAGAAATTCTCGGCGTTCAAAAGTGGGAAGTTCCTATACCTGCACAACTTGCTGGAACAGTAAAAGGCAATTTCCCTTCATTCATTCGTAAAACCGATCAAGAACGGATTCAAAATTGCTATAATGATCTGGTCAAGAAATATAAGGACGATTTGTTTGAGGCAACACTGAAACTTGATGGTTCATCGATGACCGTGTATTATAACAATGGTGAGTTTGGTGTATGTTCCAGAAACCTTGAACTAAAGGAAACTGATGATAATACTTATTGGAAAGTTGCACGGAATTATAAATTTGAAGAAGTAATGAGGAAGTATGGCAAAAACATTGCTATTCAAGGTGAGTTAATGGGTCCGGGCATTCAAGGCAATCGTGAAAAATTACATTATCATGATTTCTATGTGTTTGATATCTGGGACATTGACAAACAGTGTTATATTGGTCCTGATGAGAAACATAATACTCTAATGGATTTGGAAGACTTTATGGATGGTATTGATATCAGCGTGGTTCCTTTTGTTGGTTATGATCATTATCTTAAAAATTATTCTTTTGATGAACTTTTAAAGTTGTCTGAAATTAAGTCGTTGAACAATCCAATTGCCGAAGGTATTGTGTATCGTTCTCTTGAACATCCAGAAGTGTCGTTCAAGGTGATCAACAACCAATTCTTGATCAAGGAAGAGTGAGATGAAAAATCTATTCTTGAGAACTTGTAATGCTGATGGTACATCTCATAATAGATTTCAATGGAATCTAGAAATTGGTGGAATCACAGAATCTCCAGACTGGAATCCAGAACCAGAATGTGGAGGTGGCCTTCATGGCCTTCTTCATGGCAAAGGTTATGGTGGTTATTTAAATTGGAATGATGATGCTTTATGGATGGTGTGTGACGCACTAGGTCCAATCGTAGATATTGATGAAAAAATTAAAACTTCAAAGGCTAAAACCTTGTTTATTGGTAATAGAAAAGGTGCAACTGATTTCTTAATTGCCTCTGGCTGCAATCCTGTCGAAGTAGTTGGTGCTTTTATTATTGGTGGTGATTATTCAATTGTGACTGGTGGTAATTGGTCAACTGTAACTGGCGGTGATTATTCAACTGTAACTGGTGGTGTTCGTTCAACTGTAACTGGTGGTGCTGGTTCAACTGTAACTGGTGGTGTTGATTCAACTGTGACTGGCGGTGATTATTCAACTGTAACTGGTGGTGTTGATTCAACTGTAATTGGTGGTGTTGATTCAACTGTGACTGGCGGTGATTATTCAACTGTAACTGGTGGTGCTGGTTCAACTGTAACTGGTGGTGTTGATTCAACTGTGACTGGCGGTGATTATTCAACTGTAACTGGTGGTGCTGGTTCAACTGTAACTGGTGGTGTTGATTCAACTGTAATTGGTGGTGTTGATTCAATTATAACTGGTGAACATGGTTCAGCACTTTCTATCAAATGGTACGATAGTTTTAGACCAAGAATTACCGTTGCTTATGTTGGCGAAGATGGTATTGAACCTAATGTACCATATAAACTAGATGCAAATAGAAAGTTCGTGAGGGCTTGAAAATGAAAAAGACTCTTGTTATTATCACTGCTGTATCTGCTATGTTTCTTGCTGGTTGTGAAAACTGGTTGGCAAGAACTGGTCTTGGCACTGCATATATTGAAATTCCATGTGGAAGAAAGTTCGTTCATTCTTCTTGGAAAGATCAGGATAATTCTATCTGGTTTGCTCATCGATCAGCAAAGCCAAATGAAACCTTTGAAGAAATTGTATATCAACAATCATCTCCACTTGGAGTAATGCAGGGTAAAGTGGTGTTTCGTGAAAGGAAGTGTTTCGAATGAATGATAATCCAATCGTCTGTCTAACTTCAGCATTGGCATCCGCACAATATAGGGATATGCCAAAGGTTAAAGATTCTCGCAGAAAAGTTGGCTCCGAACCATATAAAGGTCATAGGGCAAACATTGCAGAATATAAGAAATGGCAAAAGTCTGCATATGAAACATATGAACGAGATCATTTTGCAGATGAACTACATGTATGTACAATGTTCCTTCAAACATGGGGATCAACTGCTCTAGGATTTGGAGGAATGGGAGGACAGGCACTTACATCCGCATATACAATTATCGTCTATTCAAACGTAACATTAACTTTTTGTGTATATTTTGGTGGAAGGTTTGCATATTCATTAGATGATAAAACTATCGATATTGTCAAGTTTGATGAAGACGTTCGTTATAAAAACATGGCACCTGTTGCAGAAAAAGGTAGATATTTAAAATGAAAATTCTATTTCTTGATGTTGATGGTCCTTTGATTCCTCTACGACTTCATGTTAGATCAGCAGAGAACACATATGGTTATGATAGATATGATGATAGGACTTATGTGTATGACAAACAGTTTATCAAAGAGTTGAACGAGCATTGTCCGCCACAAAAAATTCAAATTGTGTTTAATACTGCCCACAATGACAATCAAGGGGTAATTGATGTTAAAAATTGTGCTATTAAAAACGGTCTAAATCCAGAGTTAATTCATCCAAATTATAAAACAAAGTTTCCATCTGTTATTGATGATAGATTATATGCAATTAGAGATTGGTTGATGAACAATGTTCCACAGAATGTGGTTTGTAAATGGATTGTCGTTGATGATATTCCATTAAGATGTGGACCACATTTGGTGAATGTTGATTTGAAAACTGGAATAACTGATAAGCATGTAATTACTATTTTTGATAGGTTTATGCATTCTAAAGATATTTCTTATGAAAGAAAATAAAATATATTATATAATGTTAGAATGTAAAAAATGCAATTGGAAATCTTCTCTGTTAAATCCAAAAGAATTGCAAGAATTGGGTGTTCCTTGGTATTGTGAAAATTGTGGAAACAGGGTTACACATTTTCATAAAGGAACTTTGGAAGAATTTGAAAAAAGTAATTGACACCAATTAGATTTTGTGGTACAATACTACAGAATAGAGAAAGGGTGTGTGATGATAACATATCATGCTAATTTTATGGGACCAATAAATTTTGAATGGTTTGAAAAAAGAGGTCTAGTCAAAAATGAAAATGGACGAAATGTCATAACTGAATCATGGGGTGGTGGTAGAATAGATGTTTATGGTACAAATGAACCATATGGAATGGAAATATTACTGCCTATTATGGATGGTCTAAGTTTCTTAGGGTTTTCTCAATGGTTATGGAATTTCAAAACTGAAACTGTCTACACATTAGAACAATTAGTAGAAGAATATGAAAAGACCAATTCAAAAATAATATGGGCACATCAAGTTTGGCCTTGACACCAATTAGATTTTGTGGTACAATACTACAGAATCAAGAAAGGACATAGTAATGAAAGGAAACATTATGGATAAAGGAAGGAGGTTGGTCGGAGATAAGAAGCTAAAAGTTAGCTATGTCTCCGACCTTTAGCTTCACGCAGAGTTTTTGAACTATCCTAATCTTCATGATGATCAGGGTGGAGATGTTCTTATTTTGGCAGGTGATATCTTTACTGCCAATATGGTTGCTCCACATCGTACTGATGCAGATTCAAAGAAGATTAAGAAGTGGTTGAACGGTCCATTCAAGGAGTTTATTTCCAAGTATCGACAGGTTCTGTATGTAATGGGCAACCATGAGCATTACTCTTCCATTTACAAGAATACTATTCCTGATATCAAGACATTCTTGACTAACAACAAGTTCAATAATATCATGGTAATGGAGAATGATTATCTAGATTTTGATGGTGTTCGGTTTATTGGTGCAACTCTATGGACTGATTATAAGAAGGGTAATCCACTAACAATGGAGATTGTTGAGCGTGGAATGAATGATTATAACATGATTGGTCTTCATACTGTTGCGGACATGAACTATTTCAATCGTAGGCATAACCGAAAGATCAATCCTCAGTTTATATTGGATGTTCATCTGGAGTCTGTTTCTTATATCTACGAGAAGGCAAACGATACTGATCTTCCAGTAGTTGTTCTCACTCATCATGCACCAAGTTTCAAGTCTATCGATCCAGTTCATGTTTCTGGAGGAATTTATGGCACTGATGATTTGAATGGAGCATATGCTTCAGACTTGTCTTCTGTGATTCTGGATTCTCCTAATATCAAGTTCTGGATTCATGGACACACGCATCATACGGTAGATTATCCAATCGGAGAGTGCCGTATTCTCAGTAATCAGCGTGGTTATTCGTTTGAGGCATGTGCTCGACATTTTGGTGGCACAAAAAGTTTTGATATTGGGGCTTGACATCCCCAATATCATGTGCTATAATACTACAGAATCGGGAAAGGGCATGGCTATGGAATTTATGATCAACATTCGAGATGGTGAATTTGTTGCTTTTGGTGAAGGTCAAACCTATGAAGGCGATTCACATACGACTATTGTTGGTGGAAATAATTCAATTATCGAAAGCGGATATCTATCGAACATAACTGGTGGTCGTGGATCAGTTCTTGTTGGTGGTGATCGTTCGTTCGTATCTGGTGGTTATGGTTCGATGGTATCTGGTGGAATTGATTCTGTTTTGACTATCGATTATTTTGATGGTAAAAGAGATCGAATTGCTATCGCATATGTTGGTGAAGACGGTATTGAACCTAATGTGATGTATAAACTTGATCGTGAAGCAAAGTTCGTGAAGGCTTGACAAATGAAACTTGCTTGGCTATGCTATGAACACGATGACAACTATCTGCTTGGTTATGATATAACAAGAGCAATCATCTTGTTTCAAGAACCAAGAAACTTCCGGTATGCTAAAGTGGTTCAGATCGTCTATTCGGAGATTGTTGAATGAAACCTTTTATTCATGCTAAGTCCTCTGCACGAAAGTACGGAGGAAAATATCAAGACTATTTGGATATCCATGAGTTCATGGATTCGTCCAAAGCAACTCTTGGTGACGTAAGACATCGAGCAATTCTCCATTCAACCTTTGGCTGTTATATTGTTCAACAAATGTTTGGAAATGTTCGTACAAATTCTGATGGAAAGGATTATTCTACCAGAGATATTGCCGAAGATCATTGTATGGAAGACTTGGGATTCATTCCTACAGTGGAGCATTGGCTTGGAAACATGAAGATTCAAGGTTGGATGGGCGGTCCAGCAAACAAGACTGAACGAGAGAAGCGTAAATTCATTGCAATGGAGACAGAAAATGTTTGATCTTAAGGAAATTCAAAAGCACCAACAAGAAATGAACGAGCAATTCGAAACACTGAAGAAAGAGTATCAAGAGAAATCAAAGAAACTTTTTATCGAAGCGTTTAAACAATTTTTTGAACAAGTGCCTTCGATTAAAGCAGTAACATGGCAACAATATACTCCTTATTTTAATGATGGAGAAGCCTGTGAATTTGGAGTTGGCGAAAAGTATTTCTTGACGCAAAAGGGTCTCGAAGACTTCATGGACGAAGGTGGTTCATATGCCGAAGAATATGCTGCTGGAGAACAATCCTATTATGAATCACAATATAAAGAAGGTGTAACTCCAGAACATTTTGAAGCAATGAAAACTTTCGAAAAGTTTCTTTGTTCAATTGACGATGAAATATATTTGCATATGTTTGATGACCATTCATATGTTGTTGCAACTAAAGATGGATTCGAGGTAAATTCATTTGAACACGATTAAAGGCATGTTGAAAGAACTGAAAGACATAACTCCACAAGGTTATGTCTTTTTCTTTTTTATGATTCTATTATTTTTGTTATTATTGAAGGATTATTTTTATGAATAGCTCATCTAGTTACGAACATGAATATAGAAAATGTGAATTGTATGGACGAACAGACTCTGAAAAACCTTATGGATTACTGAGAGTATTTTATGATGAACATCATGTCGATGAACAATTCCAGAGAAAGATGATTCCTATAGAAGTCCCTCTTGAAAAATGGATACAGTATTTTAAAAAGAATCATAATATATTCGATCTTAAAGTCGTCATAACAAAATATAAAAATGTGACTCATACTACAACTGAAAATATTGAATATGTTATACATGGAGTTGTGGATAATGGATAAGTATAAAACATTTACTGGTTATATGTGTATGACCGACTTTGATGTTGAACTTGGAAAAGCAGTTGTTGAAATATATCCAACAGAAAAATCTGCATGGGAACACCGAAAATGTATTGACGAGTGTGGTATGGTTATGGTAGAAGTAAGGATGAAAGAAGTGACGTTCTACCCAACTCCTAATTATGAGGACTGACAAATGAAAATCGTACTAAACAAGTGCTATGGTGGCTTTTCTCTGTCTCGTGAAGCCGTTCTTTTAGGCCGAGCGTTTTCAAATAATCCTAATTGGGGAGGCCCATGTATCAAAGGGGATTCTTATAAAGACGGAGAAATTGTACCTTTTGATTATGGGTATATTAAAGATATCGAAAGAGATGATCCTATTCTAGTTCAGGTCGTGGAATATTTGGGGTCAAAAAAATCATCCGGAAGCTGTGCTAAATTAGAAGTTGAGGATATTCCAAAAGGAACTCTATATCGAATTGAAGAACATGATGGCTGGGAGAGAATTGAATGTTATTATGACGTTTCTTGGAAGGTAGCAGATTAATGTTTGTGATATCGGATACACATTTCTCTCACAAGAATATTCTTGTGTTTACAGATAAGAATGGCAATAAAATTCGTCCAGGATTTAATGATCTGGATGAAATGAACGAAAGGATTATCGACAACTGGAATAAAACAGTTAAGCCAAACGATATTATTTACC